GAAAAAAAAAAAAAAATAAAAATTTTATATTGGTTATTATTTGGATTTATTTTAATTAATATATTAACAATAGGATGTAAACAAAATTGGTTAATGATAATATTATTATTATTTAATGTAATTATACTTTTTATAATTATTAGTTTAATATATTTATTAGGACATGATATATGTAAAGTATTATTTGATATTAATGGCAGTAGTAAAAATAACACTAATTCGGAATCAATAAAAAATAATAAATAATATATAATTAATTTATAATGAATAACATAATTAAATATATAAATAAAGATGAATTTACTGATAATTATTATATAGAACATAATAGTAATTGTAATACAAATAATATTTTGAATACAAAAATGAAAATGAAAACAATTACAATGAATGATAATTTTGAACCTATCTCTTGTATAGACTTAACTAGTAAATGTAAAACCCTATCAGAAAGTCCTGATATAAAAACTACTTATAATAAATTTTATAAAAATTTTATTAAAAGCATTAAAAACAGTGAAAGCATTACAAATATAGAGGATATATTAACAGATATATGTATATCTGTACCTAATAAAAAAAAATTAGATAAAATTAATTTGATAGATAAAACTTTAATAAATATAGGTGCGATATTTAATAAGGATGATACTAAAAGTGATGATATTATTAAAAAAAAAGTTAAGGATATAGAATTATTATCTGCTATAGTTAAAATTGGTATATGTAATATAATAAGTGATAATATAGAAAGTGATAAAAATGAATCATCAAATGATGTAGAAGTAATTGATGGACAAAAATGGTATGAAGCTGTTTTAGGAAATGGTAAGATATTACAGGTAAATATATATATATTATCTTTTATAATATGCTTATATTTTAAGTATAAAATATTAAATATTTCATGGAAATATTTAGGAATGATTTGTTTATTATATACCTTATTCTTACTATTTAATTTGTTTAATGAAAGTGTGGCATCTGAATTTTATAAATACATAAATAAAAACATTATTGCATTAGAAATACTAATACCAATTATAATAATTATATCTATATGCATTAGATTTTATGAAATAAAAAAATATTTATCTCTTGGATTTAGTATATTAATTATTATTATTCTTATTATGTTTATAATAAGAGTAGTAATGTATTATTGGAATGTAAATATTGAAAAAATTAATATTAAATGGATTAATATATTAATATTAATTTTTTCAATATTTACATTATTATATATAGCATTAAAGAATTCAGATATAATTCCATCCTATTTTATAATATTTGTTATTTTATTATTTATAATATTACTTTATTTCTATCTTAAAATTCCGAATAGAATATTAAGCAATGCAGGATTTTATTTATTATTTATTTTTATTATGATATTAATATTTAATTTAAATTCATATGTATTAAAACGCTCAACTAAATCATTTTTTGACTATCTTAAACTAACATCTACTCCTCCAGATAATATTTTAGGAAAAAGTATATTAATAATCTATAAAATTATTAGTGTATTTGGTGATACAATTTTAACTATTATGGCACCTCAATTATCATTATCATTATTAATAATATTTAGACTAATTAACGGATATTGGTATGAACCATTAAATGCTGTATATGCATCTTTATCTGGATATCATATGAATAAATCTGGAAATATACCTACTACAAATAGTTTTATATTATAAAATTACTCTATTTAAATGTTTTTATATATTTTTTTATTTAAAAATATATAATTAATTTATAATGGGTTGTCGTATAAAAGAAATAGATTTAATTACATCTAAAAAATATATAACTACAGATGATACTACACGTAAGGATGTATTCAATTGTAAACAAATTACGGATCTAAGAATATATTGTTCTTCTGACGAGATAAGAAATACTGTCCTTAAAGACTATATTGATGATATAAATAAGAAGAAGATCTCTAATATAGAACCTAGTAAACTAAAAGAACTTATTACTACTGGAGGTGGAACACTATCTGAATATAATATAATAGATAAAGAATTAATAGAATTAGCTCGCAATCCTAATTGTACTTTTAAAAAAGATAGGATAAAAAAAATATCTAATGTTATTAAATATATTATGTGTTATATATCCACAGATAAACTTATAGATGAAAAATTTGACGACAAGGATGACGACAATGATAAAGAATCGAACTGGTTGTCTAGTACAAATTATGAATGGTGGGATAATAATATTTTTGGATATGATAATATATTTCAGTTAAATTTATATATATTATCTTTATTAATATGTTTGTATTTTAAATATAAAATATTAAATACTTCATCACAATATTTGGGAACAATATGTTTAATATTAACTTTATTTTTATTATTTATATTAATAAATAAATGTACCACTAACAAAGAAAAAACCAATGACAAAGAATATAAGATTAGAAATGTTTTAATAAATATATATATTAATATATTAAAAAGTATAACACCTGCTGTAATAATTATAGCAATATGTATTAGACTTTATAAAATTAAAAAATATTTATCCAGTAAAGCTGAAATTATTATTATTATTATGTTTATTATGTTTATTATTTTAACATTCAGATTGAATATATTAACATCAGATAATGTTTCATCAATTTATTATAATTTCATTATAGGTTTATTTTTAACATTAACATTCTCATACATTATGTTTAAGCGTACAAATATAATTGCATTTTATCCAGTGATATTATATATTTTATTGCTTGCAATATCAGTTTACTTTTATTTAGATAGTTATGTAATACAAGATAAAATATTTCATAAGTTTGGGGGAGTTTGTCTATTATTTATTTTTACCATTATATTAGTATTTAGTATAAATACTAATTTGATAAAAAAATCGAATATATTATTATCTAACTATTTTAAATCAACATCTATACCTTCAAATAATATTTTAGGAAAAAGTATATTAATAATCTATAAAATTATTAGTGTATGTGGTGATACAATTTTAACTATTATGATACCTCAATTATCATTATCATTATTAATAATATTTAGACTAATAAATGGATATTGGTATGAACCATTAAATGCTGTATATTCATCTCTATCGGGCTATCATATGAATATGTCTGGAAAAACACCTACTATAAATAGTTACATATTATAAATTAATTTAGCTATTCTTTTATTTAAATTATGATTATTAAATTCAATAGATAATAAGAATCTATCTAATAAATGCTTTTTATAAATATTTTTATTTGTTAAGTCAATATATTTTATTACATCAATTACTCCCGAATATGACATTTTATCTTTTTTTATTTTTTTATTATTAAATAAAAATTTATCTACTTTTTTTTTTAGTCTTTCTAAATAAATATTATCTATATGTTTTTTACATTTAGCTTCTCCCATACTTATACCAATTGCTAATGCTTGAGATTTACTTTTTACTTTATTTTTACTACTGCTTTTTAATTCACCTGCTTCGAATTTTTTCATAATTTTATCTATTAATTCTATTTTACATTTTTCATATTTACTTGCCATATATTTATTATATTAAAAAATATTAAATTACATATATAAATCTTTATTATATGTAAATTAAAAACATAAAATAAAAAATGCAACTGAAATATATAAAGATTTTAATTATTACTTCTATGATAATTAAATGGTAGATGATTTTATGAGAAATTTTAATCCAGTTGTTTATAAAGCATTTTTAAGATGCCCAATGGCTGTAATGAAAGCAGATTTATGGAGATATTGTATTATATATTATTATGGAGGTATATATGCTGATTATGATACTATATGTTTAGATAATCCTAATCATTTAATTAAGGATAGTCAATTACTTTGTACTAGTGAATATGATAGTTATGGAATTAATTTACCTCATAGATATTTACTGCTCCTCCAAAATCACCAATTTTAGGTGAAATTATAAATCTATCTGTTTATAGAATATTAAATATACCTAGAATTAAAGGAGAACATATTATTCATTTTTTAACAGGACCCGAAGTCTTTACACATGGAATAGAACAATATTTAAGATTAAATAGGAAACCACTAGTAAAAAATAAAGTTAATTATTATAAGTATTATCAAAATGAAATATTATTTGTATATGATATTAGTTTTCATAAAATAAAGTAAAACATTTATTTTTAGGCTCTGATATAGATGGATGGAAAAAGAAATAGATATTAAATTAAAATATTAAATATAATTATAATATGTCTTCGAATATTGAAAAAAAAAAACAAATTTTAAAACGAATATTAATAAAAAACACAAGAAAATTACCTGAATATAAAACTATAAAAAATATTCCTGACAATGTTTATCCAAAAATAGAAAATCCAATTTATCTAATACAACAATTTTATATATCTAATAATAAAAATAGATTAAAAGAAATACAAATTTGTTTAAAATTAAATATTAAAATAAAAATATTTACTAAAATAATTTTATTAAATGAAAAAATTTATTCTAAAGAAGAATTAAATTTAAATGAAGAAGAAATGAAGAATATTATACAAATTAATACAGGACATCGATTAATGTATAGCGATATATTTTGGTGTGTAGAAAAATTAAAACTAAATGGTTATATAGTATTTGCTAATTCTGATATATTCTATGATAATTCTATTAAGAATATCTTTACTAGTTCTATTTCGAGAAGACCTTTAGTTCAATGCTTAGGAAGATATGAAGTTACTGAATTAAAAGAAGATAAATTTAAATTTAAATTTGATACATTTTTCGGAATTAATGGACAGGATACTTGGATATATCATTCAAAATTTAATCCAAAAAAAGAAATAAGAAATCAATTTAATTTTAATTTAGGAAAATATGGTTGTGATAATCATTTAGTATATCGTTTTTATACTAATGGATATTTTATAAAAAACGAATATAATAAATATAAATCTTATCATTATCATATGGAAAACTATAGAACTTATTCAAGTAATGATGAATTTAATGGTAAATGGATAAAAATATCTCCATTAATTAAATAATATGTCAAGTATTAATAATAAAAGTGTAAATAATTATTTATTAAGAAATATAAACAAACAAAATTTTAGTTTATCAAACATACCTGATATAATATTAAAAGAACCAATTATACAACCTATCTATCTTTTACAACAATTCTTTATATCAAATAATAAAGAAAGACAAAAAGAAATTAACTTTTGCTTAAGAAAAAATATAGAAAATAACTTATTTACTAAAATAATTTTAATAAATGAAAAAATATATTCAAAAGAAGAATTAGGAATAGATGATTTAGGAAATATTATTCAAATAAATATAGGAAACAGATTAATGTTTAGTGATGTATTTAAAACAGTTAAAAATTTAAAATTAAAAGGATATATTGTATTTAGTAATAGTGACATTATTTTTCATCCTTCTTTAAAAAATGTATACAAAAGTAGTATATCTATCAGACCAATCGTCCAATGTTTAACTAGATATAATATTATAAATATTAAAGATGGTAAATTTAAATATGAATTACATGGAGACACGAATAGTTCGCAGGATACTTGGATCTTACATAGTAAATTTATACCACAAAATGTAATGATAGGTAAATTTGATTTTAATTTTGGTAGATTTGGATGTGATAATCATATTCTCTATCTATTTAACCATTTGAAATATCTACCAAAAAATGAATATACAAAATATATTACATTTCATTATCATTTAATTCCTTCTACAAATTATTTACAAGATAATTTTAAAAATAAAAATAGTTTTTAAAATTATAATGTCTTCTTTAAAAGGTAAAAAAATAATTAGAAATAATTTTCATAATAATAATCCTATTATAACACCTACTTTAAATGTTAAAGATTCTAATAAATATTTAATCAATATAATAAATAAAAAAAATTTATTAATTAGTAGATTCGGAGGTGCCGAGGGTAATAATAGTATAAATTTTTTAAAGAAAAAATCATATACAAGTTTACATACATTAGATAATAATGCTGGTATTTATATTAATAATATAAAAGATATAGATGTATATGGGAAACTATATTCAGAATGTGTAATTCAATCGGATAGTATATTATGTTTTCCTATTTTAAAAGATAGTCTTTCTAATACGCAAAACTTCTATATTAATAATTTTAAAAAACTACCATTACATAATGGAGTTATTGAACCTTGGGAGATGTTAGCTAGAAACATTAAACCTTGGACACATTATCTTTTAGGTAAAAAAGTATTAATTATATCTCATTTTACTGAATCTATGAAAAAACAAATGGATTTTAAATTCTTCCATAATTCACATATATTTTTACCAGGACAAGTATTTGTTTATTATAAAACATTTCAAACATCGGGAGGCAATCATCCACATAGGAATTGGATAGAAACATTTGAAATAATGTGTAGGGATATATCTAAATTAGATTTTGATATTGCCTTAGTTAGTTGTGGGGGATATGGATTACCAATTTGTCATTATATTCATAATGTATTAAAAAAAGGATCTATTTATGTAGGAGGTATATTACAGATATATTTTGGAATAATAGGTAGAAGATGGTTACGAGAAGAGAAATATCATATCATAAGAAATACTTATAATTCTAATAAAAAAGATTGGGTATCACCAAGTGATGAAGAGAAACCAAAAAATTTTAATAAAGTAGAAGATGCATGTTATTGGTGATATTATAAATATAATTGACCATCACCATGTTTCATATCAATGTAAACTAATGGTTCTCTAATAAATATACATTTACTAAATTTAATTATTTTTTTCCAATATACCCAATCTTCAGAATGTTTCATTATAGGAAAATACCCTGCTTTTTTAATTAAAGATTTTTCCATAATTACTGAAGAACCTCCACAAGTACAGTTATGAATATTTATTGCTTCTTCTCCCCAAATATTAACATTATTTTTATACATATCAAATAATAAATTTAATTTATTAACTCTTCTAAAAATATTAATTAATTGTTTCCAATGTATTCCTTTGAAGTGCCATATATAATAAGATTTACCTTTAATATATGGACCACTTCCTCCAATTGCTTCTGTACAAGAGATAAGAGTATTAGATTTTTTCATATAAATTAGTTGTTTTTCTATTTTACTTGGTAAAAAATAATCATCATCGTCTAAAAAAGCAATATATTTACCACTTGCTTTATCCATTCCTATATTTCGAGAATTTCCTCCTCCAGCCACTTTACCATATATTTCTTTAGAATTTTTATCTAAATTAATTATTATAATTTTATCACTTAATTTTTTAAAATCATATTCATAGTATTCTTTTTGAGTAGAACAATCATTTACGATAATTATTTCTATATTTTTATAGGTTTGATTTAAACAAGATTCAATAGCATTTAATAAATACTTAAATCTATTATAAGTAGGAATCACTATACTTACTTTATCCATATAATATAATATATAATATATAATGAAATTAGATTGTATATTAACTGCTTGTAATGAAAATCCATTATATATGGAATTCATACCTTATTTTATTAAAGTTTGGAATAAACTATACCCAAATGTAGATATTAAAATTATTTTTATTGCTAATAAAATACCAACATACTTAGATAAATATAAACAAAATTTAATATTATTTAATTCATTACCCAATATATCAACTGCTTTTATAAGTCAATTTATAAGATTATTATATCCAGCAATTTTAGATTATGAAAATGGTATTATGATAACAGATATAGATATAGTTCCAATGAATAGAACTTATTATACAAATCATATAATAAAATATGATAATTGTAAATTTATAAATTTTAGAGATGTTATAATTGATAATAATCAATTGATTATTTGTTATAATGTGGCAATTAATAAAATTTGGAGTGATATTTTTAATATCAAATCATTGGAGGATATTAAAAATAGATTAAAATTAGTTAATTCAAAAATAAATTATGTAAATAAGCATGGTAGAAGTGGGTGGGCAACAGACCAAATATATTTATATGATTTAATTAAATTTTGGAAACAAAAAACTAATAATTTTATTATGTTAAAAGATAAAGATACTAAATTTCAAAGATTATGTAGAAATAATAAAAATTTACCATCTAATATAAATCATCTTATAAAAAATGGTTATTATACTGATTATCATTGCCTAAGACCCTATTCTAAATATAAAAATATTAATGATAATATTTATAATTTATTATAATATTATATTATTAAATAATATTAAACAACTGTCCTAGTAGCCCAAAATGGTTTACTCATTGATTCTCTATTACCAAATGGTTCATAATATGTTTCATCATTTATAATTACCGAACCAAATATCTTTCTTATTAAACTTAATATACTTTGATCGTGTCTATTTTCATTAAAATAACTCATTTGATTAGAATTATATTTATCTGTTATTAAGTATTTATCTTTTTCTATTACCTTATGACAGTCCCCTATGATTTTATATACATGAGGATATTTTCTCATTATTAATATACCACCTATTATCTGTCCCGACGTAGCTATTCTATCATCCAAATCAACTTTAAAATAATTAAATAATTCTTTAGTAGTCCAATGTCTTTCACTATTTTGATTCATCACAAATGATATTATCCCATATTTATTATCTTTTAATATATCTAAATATTGTTTAAATCTATTATAACCATATCTATTAATAGTACAACCACTATCTAAATATATTAGATAATCACCATCTTTTATTTCATCTAATCTTTGTTTGATGATATCATATTTCCATATCCAATACCCTCCTCCTCTTTTTTCTTTCAATATATCAGAATATTTATTCTTAAAATCATCTGTTAAATCTTCGGGGCCATACATCTTAACACTATTAAACCAACCACATTTCATTCCCATAACCATCATTCTTTTTTTACTATTAACAAATTTATTGCTACCATAAGTTATTAAATGGACTGACATATATCATATACTTTTATAATATGGCCATTCTAAAATCTTACAAATATCTCTCCATATTGTATCCTGTTGATATAACTTTTCTCTGCTCTTCAATAAAGGAAAATAAACTTTTAATTCATTCATATCTAATAATTCTACAAATTTATGTAATACATAAGAATATGATAAGAAATTCTTTCTATTTTTAGGACATACTTTAATAAAAGGTTCTTGTATATCTTTAAACATTCTTCTTAATTTATCTTCTATATCTTTAGTTATAACTGGTGGTGGTATACCATTTAATCTATTAATTATATGTGCACTATGTTCGTAATATTTGTTATAATTTAATTTTTTTAAGTATAATCTAATTTTAGAATGAGAAATTAAAGCCATATTTGTTATTCTTTCTTTTTTTATTTCTAATATTATTTTATTATAGACATCCACTGGAATATCAGTTGATTCTTTCCCTTGAAATTGACATAACCCTATCTACCAATTAATCATCGATTAATCTTATATACTCAGGCCATCTAACACAGCTTTGTATATAAATTCTATTTCTAGATTGGACGGACTATACCTTAGACCTTCATTAGATGTAATCAACATCTTCAGACCCACTCTCATCTAGTCTCTGAACCTTTTCCATATCCTGATTATGACGGACTTAGGAACTTGGATGCGGATTGCCCAATACTTTACATTGTTACCATATCCAGGGGTATTACCTCGGTCATTGATAAGTTTCCAATATCAACTGGGTAGTAAAGTCTATAAGGGGGTTCCCGCAATTTGGGAGTGTCGCCTTTTTAAAGTTACTTAATTAGAATAATTCACTTTAAAAGACTAGGAAGTTTCGGAATAGATAAATCTAAACATGGTATCTTCACTATTTATCCTTCACACCATACCACAAGGTGAAGGTAGCTTCCTGTTATGAGCAGTTGTGTTTTTTATTTTAACAAATAGTTTTTATATTTACTACTAAGAATTTTACAAATTCAATTAGTATTAAATATATTTTTGTTAAAATACGACTAAACTCATTAAAATGATTAATTCTCTTGTATGCAAAATATGATATTTCGGGCGGAGGATCTTTGTAACTAGGTTTTGAATATTCAGTAATAATGTGCTCAACTCGACTACATAGAGGGCATTCTAATATACCTTCGATATTAAATAAATGCATTTCTACGTTACAGTTTCTACATTTTAAAATGCATTTAGATGGTGATTTATTTTTTTGACAATAATAATTGTCATCAATTTTATGTAAAAAATTATCTAGCAATGTAGAATGATTAATAGAATGAGTTTTATTAAAAAAGGAATTAATATTTTTTTTATTTCTTTTATTTCTTATATTTTTTTCTATATTTATCTTCTCAGAATAATATTCTTGTAGTATATTACCAGTATTTAAAAAAAAATCACTTTCATTATCATAGTTTTCTATTTTCTTAATATTTAATTTTAATTCTTTTATATCATCTATTACATTCCAATATTCTTTAAAATCAATATCATCCATATTTTTCTTCTTCTTCTCTTTAAAATATAATAATCGTCCTTCATTTTTTTTTAATTTTTTTTTTAAATTTTTTAAATTATTTTTATTTTTATTAAAACCTATAATCTGATTATTATATTTAGCATCTAATGTCATAGATTTATTCATTATATAAGAATATAAAAAAATTTCTTTATATTCTATATTAATTCGTATTAATATAATAAATAAATTCATTATATTTAAATAATGAATAACAAGCAATTAAATATTAAAAAAATAAATGAAATGGCTTTTATTTATAATGCTTTATCTCATGGATGGACAGTGCAAAAATTAAATAATAAAACTTATAAATTTCACAAGAAAGGAATAGAAGTTAACTTAAATAGATTTATTACTAAAAATTTATCATTAGAAAATATATTTAATTAATTATTTTGGAAAATAAATTGTTATTTTATTTTTATATTTAGAAATAGTATCTAAATCAATTTTATCATCCTTATATTGACTTATTAAATTATCTATTTTCTCATATTTATGTTCATTTTTATTATGTATATCTATTTGCTTTATAATTCCTCTTTTTGAACATATCATTATAGTTTTATGATTCTCTTTAAAATCCTTATATTTAGGATATAAATATACTTTTTCTTCAATAACTTTATTTTTTTTATAAGTTATTGAAATTATTCCTTCATCCCAATATTTATTACCAATTTTTTTTATTTCTTTAGAATATTTTTTTATAAATTTTATATTTCTTAAAACTTTTTTATTAAAAAATCTAAAATATATTTTAAAATTACTTTTATTAAAATCCCATCCTAATCCACCAAATCTACATTTCTTAAGCAAATACTCAGGAATTACAATATTTCTTTCTTTTAATACATCTAATGCGTCAGTAAAAGCCATATTATAATTTAATATTGAACCACATGCAAATCGCCCGTGTGTCATCACATCTTCTTCTATATTGTATTCATGACTAAAAGATAAAAATGATAATCTTTTACCCTCCATTGTCATATTCCATATTTCTAATGGAGAATACAAAATTATATTATTCACATAATCTAATTCTTTTTTTGATAAGTATTCCTTAATTGGAAAATAATTATCATTGTAAAAATCAACTAGTTTTTGTAATTTTTTTATTATATTTCTAGAATAAGTTATAATAAATAAAATAATTATAATTACAATCTGTATTAACATTTAATTTATAAAATAAAATTAATATAATATTTATACATAATATATTAATGTCTTCTTTAGAAAAATTATTAATAAAGAAATATACTATAAGGGATATAAATCTTTATTATAGTATGACTTTTATATTAATTTTTTTTCCAAATTTAAATATAAATATTTAAATAAATCATTTAATTATAATATTAATAATGATAAATGTAATTAAAACACCTATTCTTTATTTTATAATGATTTCTTTTATGAAAAATAAAAATATGATTGGGAAGCAAAAAAAGTCATACTATATATACAAAAAAGTAATATTTTAGATGTATGATACATGGTATACATTATAAAAATATTAAGTAATAATTTATAAATATTGATATTAATAATAAAAATATATGATTGAAATAGCACTAAACAAAAATCAAAATAATAATTTAAAAATACTATATAGTTATTTTTTTTACGATAGTATTTTTTATAATAAGAATTGGAAGCACATATTAAATAAATTAAAAGCATTATCTAATAATTATTTATTATTAGTTTATTAATACTATTTATTTAGAAGAACTTAATAAAATTATAATTCTTCAAGTGATTTTAATAATTCTTTTTGCTTTTCTTCATTTTTAATATATGAGTATATCATACAGCAAATTGCCAAAATATAATTTTTTTGACAACTAAAATACATTTTATCTAAAAGTTTTTTTGTAATATTTACTATCTTAAATAATTGTTCATTATTTATAGATAATTCTTTCTCAAATATATTTAATATTTCTAATATATCATTTAATGATTTCTTAAATTCTAAATCTAATATTCTCATTTTACTTAGATATAACTTGGATGCTGGATTATCTCCCAATTGTAATTTTTTTAAGTCTTCTGCTGATAATTCTAAATAATTATTGTCACATGTTGATTTATTTTTTATTACATATTTCGATATCTGATAAATTAATTTATTAGATTGTAATTCTGAACCTAGATAACTTTTAGGTAAACATATTTTTCCTTCTTTTAAACTCATTAATCTTCTTTCACAATAACCATTATCTTCAACAGATGTTAATATAGCAGATATTATATTATTCCTAACCATATAATGGTCTGTAATAGCTTTACATAATTCATTTTTTGTCATCCTACATTCTTTACTTTTATCCATTGGACAATTTTTAAAAAACTTTTCCTCAGATATAACACCAGCATTTGATATTTTATTAACCGATTGCGTTTGCTTCAACATAGAATTATAAATTGCCTGTGCCTGTGCATTTGTATCCAATGATATATTTTCTTTAGGTCTGTTATTCTGCTTAGGTCTGTTATTAGGATTAGGTCTGTTATTAGGCTTAGGTCTGTTATTCTGCTTAGGTCTGTTATTCTGCTTAGGTCTGTTATTCTGCTTAGGTCTGTTATTAGGCTTAGGTCTGTTATTAGGCTTAGGTCTGTTATTAGGCTTAGGTCTGTTATTAGGATTAGGTCTGTTATTAGGCTTAGGTCTGTTATTAGGCTTAGGTCTGTTATTAGGCTTAGGTCTGTTATTCTCCTTGGGTTTTTTATTAACCGATGGCGTTTGCTTCAACATAGAATTATAAATTGCCTGTGTATTTTTATCCAATGATATATTTTCTTTAGGTCTGTTATTCTGCTTAGGTCTGTTATTCTGCTTAGGTCTGTTATTATCTTTGGGTCTGTTATTCTGCTTAGGTTTGTTATTAGGCTTATAATTTTTTATAACAGGTGGTTCATTAATGAATTTCTTTAAGATATCATTTGATTTAAGTGAACCATCACCTCCTTTAAAATTCTTATTTCTTTTATTTAAATTTGGATTAATATAGTTACCACTGGATATGATATTATTTTCTTTGATAAAAAATTTAGAATTCGGTGTAATTAATTTATTTAAATTTTCAATTGATCTTAGACTATCTGTTTTATATGACTTATCTTCTAAGTAATTTTGAATAAATATATTATATTCATTTAATGAATCATTAACAGCTTTAAGATTATTAATAGGTAACTTTTGTAATTCTTTTTTAGCTACAATGGATAAAACTTTACATTTTTTAGGAAATAAAAAAAAACTTTTATTTTCTTTTAATAATTTCAAGGAAATAGTATTAATATTTGATATTATATTTTTTATTTCATTCTCTTCATTTTTAACATAAGATTCTTTATCTCCTACATCAGATTGTTTATTTCCCATATTAGATTGTTTATTCCCCATATTATATTATATTTATATATTTTTGTTATCATGATAAATATATTTATCACATAAATGTTTTAAATTATTTTCAGGATAAAATACATTCGATTTTTTTGATTTTATAATATTTTCTATATTTAAAATATCAATATTAGCATATTTAATTAAATAAAATGTAATTAGAGTAGGTGCATGTTGAGTTCCACTATTACAATAAATTAACACTGATTTATTTTCTATTATATTTTTATTAATTATACTTAAAATCTTATTAATTTTTTTATAATTTACTTTTTCATTTATATCGAAACGATAATATTTTAAATCTATTTCTTTTAAGTTTTTATAAAAAGGTATATTATTTGACACATTAATTAATAATTTTATATTTTTATTAATTAAAAAATTATTATTTTTTGTAATTTTATAATCAGATAACCATAATCTTGATATTACTTCAATTGACATTATAGAATTAATAATAAATTAAATTTCACTTTTTAAAACATTATAAAATATTTTTTTAATACTACTATTAGTAAATAATTCAGTAGTTTTTAATTCTTTTAAAAAAAAATCAATTTTGTCAATCAAATACTTTGATTTTATATATAAATATAATAGTAAAAAAAAACTATCAGTATTTTGTTTTGAATAATTAAATAATTTCCCTAATGAAATTAACGTATCTTTTTCTTTTTCTATAAAGAAATTTATTTTTTCATTTAATGTATTTATAAATTGTAAAATTTTTTTCTCAAGTTTGTTTTTATTCTGTAATCTCTTACTTATTTTTATTAATAAAAATATTTTATTAAAGTTAGTTAATATATTAGTTAATTTATTTGAATATGATTTTAATTTTAATATTTTTATCATTTTTTCTATACACTTTATCAACTCATTTATTTTTTTATTATTATTTTCATTATTTTCATTAAGTTCATTATTTTCATTAAGTTCATTAATTGCTTTAAATGTCTTTAAATTATGTAATGTATCTTGTAATTTAATTAAAAAATTCTTAATTAATTTTTTATTTTCATTATTAATTAAGAATAATTTAGTATTATTGTTAATTAAAATAGAAAATTGTAAAATTTTTTTTAGTGTAGTTATATTTATATTTTTATCATTATTTGTTTTAAATTTTGTATTAAAATTAAATTTATATATATTATCAAATATATTACTTATTGTTGTTTCCATTATATAAATATTATAGAATTTATTTAAAGAAAAAACTAAAGATTTTTATAAATGAATAAAAAAAAAGATATTCCTAAAAAAAAAAGAGGTAGGAAACCTAAAAATATAATAGATAGTAATTTAGATAATATAAATATAACTAATGTTTATAAACAATCAATTTTATCTAATAATAAAAAAAAAAATCATATATTACATTTAAAAATAACAAATTTAGATGACATGGAGAATAAAAATAAAAATAATCTCCCAGTTCCATATAATAGTTTTATTTCTACTAATAGTGAAGCATTAAATGATAAAAAAAAAAATATATTAAATGACAAATATAATTATTTTAAAAATAAAACTGATAAGATTAATAATTTCACTGAAAATTATAATAATAGTTTTATAACAAAAGAAGTATATAAAACATTTATTTCTTTATTAGATAATAATAAATCTTGGCCTAAGAAAACTAGCATAAGTTGTATGTGGTGTGTTCATCAATTTGATACAACACCAATTGGTGTACCTAAAACGTATACTAATAAAAAATTTAAATGTTCTGGTTGTTTTTGTTCATTTAATTGTGCCGCTAGTTTTATATTTGATCGTAAAAATTATAATATGTGGGAAGAATATAATTTATTAAATTTATTAGCTAAAAAAATATTTAATAAAAATATTAAAATTAAATTAGCACCAGATAGATATACTCTAAATATTTTTGGAGGTATTTTATCAATTGAACAATTTAGAATTAATTTTAATGATATTAAAATATCATATATAATACACGAATATCCTTTAATTTCTATAAATTCTCAAATAGAAAAAACAGTAGATGATAATAATTATGGATTTTTACCTTTAAAAAAATCAATGATAAAAGATGCCGAGCATTATAAGAATAGTACTAAAAATAATATAAAAGAAAAATTTACTAGTTTAAATTTAAAATAAATATTTTATTCGATATAATATATGGAAAAATATTATTCTAAAACATTTATTAGAAAAGATGGAACAGAAATAAAATTATTTTTAAAAAAAAAATCAATTCAAATATTTAATAAAAAACGAACTAAAAAACCAACTAAAAAACCAACTAAAAAACGAACTAAAAAACGAACTAAAAAACCAACTAAAAAACGAACTAAAAAACGAACTAAAAAACCAACTAAAAAAAAAACTAAAAAAAAATAATTATTTTATATTAATACATTTTTTTATAAAAAAATTTATTATTATTTATATATATTTTAATTATATATATAATATCTTTTTCTTTTATATTTGGGTATGTTTCTTTTAAGTAGTTTCTAATTTGTGTTTTCAAATTTATTCGTTTGTTATTCAATAAAGCAAATGCAAGAGATGAAGAACTCATATCATATATTATATATGATATAAAATTATATTTATAAATAACTTTTTATTTTTGTATATTCTTTAATTATTAGAGTAGTTATTTTAATAAAATTAGACATATATTTAACATCCAGTTGTATTATTTGTTTATTTTTCTTCCATTTTTTATAAAGTTCATTTGATTTGGGAGATGGATTCATTATGTAAATGTTATTAATATATTCTTCTATAAATTCTATTATCGAATATCTTAATTTGTAATTATAAATCTTCTCATCGTTCAAAGTATCTTTAATTAATCCTGATATATGTACAACTTCTGTTAATTTATCACTTTTTAAAAAGTCTATTACTTTACTATATTTTTTTAAACCCATGAAATAATATAAATTTCTTAATAATTTTTTACAACCAAGCGTCCTGGGCTCTTTAAAATCAATAAAACATGTACATTCAACTGATTTACAATTAGGGTATTTTTTAGTATAGTTATTTCCATATAATTCAATATTATTATAAAATTTTACAATAAATTCTTTATTGATAATGTTCCAATCACTTATTTTAATTTTAGAGAAATAAATAAGCAATGGTAAGTCTAATATCCCCGTATGTATTATATTTGAAAAGGTAATATTTTTTTCATTATAAAAACTACTAAATTCTATAGAATTTAATAGTTCAGAATAATAGATATGCTTGTGTAATATTATATATTTATATTTTCTATATATTTCATCGGATAAGTTAAAATAATATTTATGTATTTCCGATCTTCTAAATTTTGTGTTCAGATTTAAATTAAAACCATACACTTTACTAAAGACAAAATCTAAAAATTTTGTCTTATATTCATTGTTATAATATGCTAATGGTAAATCATATAATCTTGTAAAACCTATCAGCAATTCCATTGGACCAGGTATTTCTTTACATGTACCATATTTTATTTTATCTATAATTCTATTGTTTTTAAATAATTCACTCCATACGTGATAATTATCTTTTTCAAAATAAAAAAAATTATCACTAGTAGTTTTTTTAAGCTCCTGATTAAGTAGTATATCAGGATTAGAAAGAAATTCATTTAATTCTGCGTCTGACATATCAGATAGTATTCGCACAAAACTCTTAACATCCATATCAGTATTCCTCGATAAAATATCTAGTGCTTTAACTATAATAGAATTCTTATCAACCATCTTATTACTTACTAATATTCCTTTTTAATATCTAAAATCAAATTTTTAAAATTATTTAAATTATGTGAAGTCTTGGATGTATTTGTTTTATATAATTTATACCAAAATTATAAAAAATGATACCTTTATTTTCAAACATTATATTGTAATTGTAACCAAAGATAATAGACTTTAAGTTTAAAAATGGATATTAATTTCTTTAAAATGCTTAACAATATTGAAAGATGCAATAGTGCATCCTCAAAACTTCACAATTCTCTAAAAGAAAAAGGTGGTGTGGAAGGATACACAATGTCTGATAAACATGGAGGTGGACATTTCTTCTACCTAAAAGTAAACAAAAGTACATCAACTGAACCAGATACAGATGCGTGTGCTGAACCAGAGGGGGATACCATAAGTCCTCTCTACGAACAAGGATTCTACAATGTGAGTCTTGCGTTCCCCCGGGATTTGATCATGCCGGAGTATGGGGAACTCGATATTGTCGAATTATACTTCTTCAAGGTTCACCCTCTGTACAAGGACGAGATACACAGGTGCACTTTAGCTGACCTACCAGACACCCTTCAGGAACTGAAGGATTTTACTAATTATTAAAGAATCACAATGTAATAAATTAAAAAAAATGATTTTAAAAGATATATATTTTTAATATAAATAAATGACCTCATTTAGTGCTTCCATGCCAGATGATAAAATAAATAAAGAAGTAGACAAATTATTATTGGCTAAAGAATCAATAATAAATATAAGTAGAAAATTAAATTTAAAAGAAAGTATAGTTAAGAAGAAAAGATTTATGATTTTATTTGTAAAATCTCGAAATATATCTTTAATTCAACTAAAAGAACTATATGATATGGAATCAAATGATATACAATTATTTGACTCCATAGATGATATACAATTATTTAGTAAACTGTCAAAGCAATTTACTAAATTAAGTAGTTGTGTTAAAGAGAGGTCTTCTGAACCTGAACCCGAAGGAATGATTTAAGGGATAAACATATTAATAATTTAATTAAACACATGACTTGAAAGTGATTGGGTATATGGATTATCCTTGAAGGCATCTACCATAACTGGGTCTAATCTATTTCTAAGAGGTTCATTTGGCAATGTAGCTTTATCGGTTGTTTCATTACATTTATTCATAGTAGGAAGTGAATTATAAACTTTAGTTGATTGAACACCTCTTTCGTCAATTCTTTTATTATTTACTTCTGTTTCTTTATTCATAGATACATTCATATCATCGGAACCTAATTGCTGCTTAACACCCTGTGTCGAAGGAGTTCTTCCTTTGGATACATCTTGTCTCACACTTTTAATTGTAGAATTGTATATATCTTCATATGACATAGCTTTGTCATTAGCAGATGAACCTGCTATACCACTATACTCATTGTCGGATGTAAATTGTCTTGTAGTGTTTTTTGGTTTGGGGTCCAATATCGTGTATCCACCAGACTCTGGACCTTGTGCGTCTCCTGTGTAAGTAGATTGGTCGTAGCATTGTCGGTGAGTAACAGGTGCTTCTATTTTACTATTTTGATAACCATCATCTCTAGTTTTTTTAGGATTATTAAAATGATCTTCTATATGTGTAGTTTCTTTAACTGTTACTTTTGCGATATCATTTGGATCATAAATAATATTTTTAGAAGGTTGTGCTGGGGTTAGATTATTTTTAATACTATCGTGAATATTAGTTTCCTTAATAGTTGTTTTCGCTATATCATTAGGATTATATACCTTATGTCTATTATGTGGTCCTTGAATATTACTAGCCCATCGTGAATTTCCAACAACATTTGTTTTCCTAGTAAATCTTGGCTGTTGTTTATTTCTAATATTAGTCCCATCTGATTTTTTAGCAACACCAAACCCTAAAGACCGCAATACTTGTTTAAATGTAGGAGATGCTTTACCCATCGGTGTCTTGTTTTTATGATAAACAGCTGGACCAGCTGGATTAATTCTTTGCTTTAATCCTGTTTCCATTCTATTACTACATTTTAATGGAACTTTTGGTCGTTGCTTATTACCAACACATGCACCAACTGTTGTAAACAATCTATCTTTTCCCCAAACAGAAAAACTATCAGGTCTATTTTTCTCAACTATACCTATCTTACCTGGTTTATTAATAGCTTCTCCAGATATCACCCGTCCTTGAAATGATAATTTTGGATTAGTCTTAACTCTTAATTCATTAGTTGTTTTTGGTAATACATAATCTCTGGTATTAGATTGCTGAACACCACCAGATGGCTGCCAAGTATATCCTTGATTTAAACCAGGTCCAACATTTATTTTTTCTGTAGGTCCTATGTTATTTCTTGTATTTCCTACTATATATCTATCATAATTATAGTCGTCTAAATTTTGAGAACCATATACATTACCTACATTAGTAGTAGGTTTAAACATTGTTTCAACTTCTTTCTTTTTTTGATAGTTATTTATATTACCTGTGAAATTTTCTAAAATAGCTGATGTTGAATATTCATCCATATTTTGTTTTATAGAACCTCCAAAAAAAGGAGTCATGTTATTATGAATAAAATCATTTTTTTTTAATTCTGTACCACTTAATGATTTAAATGTATTTGAATTTAATGGTTGTCCATTTATTATAATTGGCTTTCCGCCACCTGAATCGAAAGTAGCAACATTTTGTAAATATGACATATCATTTGTATCATATACATCGTTTCTTTTTACTAATGGAGGAATATTTGGAGGATTATTATTATATTCTATTGGTAATTCTTTATCAGAATAGTCTATTTTATTTAATATAGACCTTGGTGGTCCAGGAAATACTAAATTTGAACTCGGATTATCTATTGCTTCTGTATATAATTTATTTGATTCTTCTTGTTCATCGTTTCTAATATTAAAACTTTTTTTAGATTCATAAATATTTTTACCATTTAATTGATCCCTAGGAAGATAATTTTTATTTAAATTTAAATCATAATTGTCTTTTCTATCTACACCATCTTTAGAAAAATAATAACCTGCTCCAATTAAACCCGATATAATTACTATTTCCATCTATATTAATTATATTTATTTTTTTTAAACAATTTGTCTTGAATCTTCTTCATATATTTTTATCAAGCATTCTGGAATTTCATTATATTTTAATATAGTTTTAAATGTATCTTCTATAAATAATGAAATTAATCTAAAATGAGTGTTATCTATTAAGTATAAAAATATAGTTTCATATTCTTTATTAAAATTATCTCCTAAGCAATTTATCTTAAATTTATTTTTTTTTAATAAATTATTTTTACTATTAAATATAATTAAATTATATTTATATTTAATTTTAAATAATTCAATTATTAAATAATCTGCCCAATAATTATTACCACTTTTACACAATTCTTTTCTTAAGTCTTTATAATTATCTATTTTATCAATATCCCATAAATGCTTAAAGTCATTATTAATATTTTCAATATTATATACCATCATCAGGTTTTCAAAATTATTTTCGTTTATCTCCAAACTTATATTTTCTCTTATTTCAATAGAATCAGTTGGTATAACGTCCCCTTTTCTAATATTATTTATATTAATTGCGTCTGATATAGATGAAAAAAAACAATTACCATCAGGAATATTATCCAAATAATACATATTAAAATCACTTATTAAATTTAACTTATTAATTCTATAATACCAACCATTTTCTAACTTATTAAAACCTATTTTTTTATAATATTTATTAATATTACTACAATCTATTTTATTTTTTTTTTTACTTAAGTAGAAATTATTTCCATTTATTATTATATTTGAATTAAAATGATAATCATCCATGATTTATTAGTAAATATAAATTATTTTTAAATATTTAACTTGTAATAACATTTTCAACATCTGCTGGTAATTGTAATACAATTGTACCATAAAACTGTTCAATCGTTTTTAATGTAGTAATATCATAATTTGAAACAAAATTAATTGCTGTTCCCTTTCTACCAAATCTACCACTTCTACCTATTCTATGAATATATGTTTCTATCTCTCTAGGTAAATCAAAATTAATAACTAATGATACTTGTTGAATATCAATGCCCCTAGATAATATATCAGTTGTTATTAATATCTTAATCTTACCTTCTCTAAATTCTTCCATAATATGCTTCCTATTGTTTTGCTCTAATCCTCCATGTATAAATGATACAGGAAATCCTTCCTTATTTAATTCCTCACATAACCACTCAGTTTTCTTTTTAGAATTAATATAAATAATACACTGAGACACTTTAATTGTTTTATATAAATCACATAATGTTCCAATTTTATGGTCTTCTTTATCCATTGCTACATAATATTGCCTAATCCCCTCTAATGTTAAATTTTCATTTTGAACCAAAATCTTTGTAGGATTATTCATCATCTTATCAGCAATCATAATAATATCCTTTGGTATAGTAGCACTAAATAATGCTACTTGACAATAATTAGGTAATGTTTTATAAATACTATTTACTTGGTCTGTAAATCCCCTTGATAACATTTCATCCGCCTCATCCAAAATAAATATTTTCAAATTATCATTTTTTATTACTTTCCTACCTATTAAATCTAAAATTCTTCCAGGTGTTCCAATAGAAATTGCATTCTCATTGCTTCTACTTGTAAAAGTTCCTCCGATATATAACGCAGATTTTAATTTAGTTGAAGAAATAAAATTCTCACATACACCATGAATTTGAACTGCCAATTCTCTAGTTGGTGCTAATATTAATGCTTGATTACGCCCAAAAAATTTATTATTTAAAAGTAATTGTATCATACCTATTAGAAAAGAACCAGTTTTACCGGTCCCTGATTGAGCTTGTCCTAATACATCCAGACCCATCGACAAAGGAACAATTGCTTTTTTTTGTATTGCCGATGGTTTTTCAAAACCATATGAATAAATACCCTTTAATAAATCATCATTTAAATTCATTTCATCAAATGTATCATATTCTATTACTTTAATTTTCTTAATTTTTTTTTTAGATTCAGCTTCGGGCTCTATTTTTATACTTTTAGTTTTTTCAATAATTTCATCTCCCTCTTCATCACTCCAAACGTTTTCATTATTTTTAGATTTGTCCATTATATAAAAAAATACTTTTTTACTTTTAAGTATTATTAATTAATAAAAAATGATAAAAAACTATTAATATTCATATATATATATATATATATACAATGAATCCCTATATGAATTCAAAAACATATAAATCAGGATGGTTAAAAGATATTATTATTAATTTATTAAGTAAATATTCAGCAAATCCATCTAATATGAATGTTATGGAGTTAGGTTCTGGTCAAGGACTAGACTCTAAAATGTTATCAACGATATTTAAAAAAGTATATGGCATAGAACCTTCTGATAATATGTTAAAATGGGCGAGGAAGCATAAAAGATATCTCGTAAAGAAGTTTCCATATATGGAAAAAAACCTATCTAAAATTAGATTTATGAAGGGTGATTTTGAAAATATCCCTATTAAGAAAGTAGATATGATGTTATTAAAGAATAGTATACATTATTCAAATAATCTGGAAGATGATTTGGATAATATAATTAAGCATATATCAGACAAAGGCTTTTTACTAGTAATTGAACCTACTAAAAATAGTAAATTTAGTAACATGTCTAAAAAAGAATTAAATAAGAAATTTAATGTTATAAAGAAAACAGATACATCTATAAGCAAATATATTACCAAAAATAAAAAAATAAAATTGTTAGGAAAAAAACTTATTTTTTCTAAAAATATGTGGTTCTTAAGAAAATTATAATTATATAAAAAAATGATTTATAAAAATTATAATTTATATTAATACATTACCATGGAAAATGCTAAATCCTTTAAGGAATTAAATAAATTTAAAGTTGTAGACTTAAAAGTATATTGTAAAAAAATAAAAGTAAAACCTAAGCGATTGAAAAAAGATATTATTAATCAAATATTAGAATTCAAAGAAGAAAATATCATTGATGATGCTTTAGAGCCTGAATTTGAAAATATAATCGATGATGCTTTAGAACCTGAATTTGAGAATATTATTGAAGATGCTTTAGATAAATTAAAGAAAGAATTAGAATTTTATAAAAATAAAGTAATAGAAATTGAGAAGAAAATAAAGGAATTTAAAAAACCTAAATTAAAAGTTATTGATTTATTTTGTGGTTGTGGTGGTATGAGTAAGGGTCTAGAAAATGCTGGACTTGATATAATATGTGGAATAGATATTTGGGATAAAGCTATAAATAGTTATAATAAAAATTTTAATCATCTTTCGATATGTGAAGATATTAAAGAATTATCTCCTTTATATTTTGATAATAAATATAAAATTGGAAAAAATAATATAGATTTAATAGTTGGTGGTCCACCATGTCAAGGTTTTAGTATCGCAGGTAAAAGAGATATTAAAGATCCAAGGAATTCTTTATTTATGGAATATGTAAAATATTTAGATTATTTTAATCCTAAAACATTTATTATGGAAAATGTTATGGGTATTCTATCAATGAAGAATAGTTCAAAGATTAATGTAATTGATATAATTATGGAACAATTAAATAAAAATTATAATTGTATCATATGTAAATTATATGCTAGTGACTTTGAAGTTCCACAAAATAGAAGACGTGTTATAATAATTGGTATTCGTAAAGATTTAAATAAATATCCGACTGAACCATCTAATATACTTAGTAAAGAAAATAGAATACCAGTTAGTACAATTCTACTATCAAGAGATAAAATAGATGAAAAAAATTATTTAAGTGAAAAAGCTATTAATGGTATTATTGCCAAAAAATTAAAATCAAAACAAAATGGCAATGGATTTGGTGCTCAATTTTTAAAATTGGATAAACCATCATATACTATTCCTGCTAGATATTGGAAAGATGGTTATGATGCTTTAGTAAAATATAACGATACGGATATTAGAAGACTTACTGTTTTAGAATTAAAAAGAATTCAAACATTTCCAGATGATTTCATTTTAGAAGGTAATAAAAAAGACCAAATAATGCAAATAGGGAACGCTGTAGCATGTAGATTCGCTTATCATCTAGGAAAACATATTATGAATATTCTTCAATAATTAAATCATCCCACCATTTTTTAGATGCTCTAAACACACCTCTCCATCTACCATCAATTTGTGAATAACCATCATAATAAATATTTTTTTTCTTAAATTCTTGTATAAAAAAATCAAAGGTAATTCCTTTACCAAAACAAATACTATTATAGATATTATCTTTATTTTTTTTTAATATATAAAATCCTTTAATATTAAATTTACGTTCAATAAATTTCTTTAAAGTATCTCCTTTCCAAATACCTATTAAATGTTCTTCATTGTTTTTATAATATATTGAAACTATATTTTCTTTATTATTGCGTTTATCTTCATTATAATTATAAACAACCTTAATATTATTTTGATCATCAATTTTAATACATTGTCCATCAATATCAAATTTATCCAATTTCCATCCACCAATTCTATTAGGTTTTGAGTTAGTTCTTTCAAATGTTTTCCAATATAATTTTTTTATATGTTTATCATTATTTTTAAAAGATTGTCCTTCATAAAATTTTTTATCAGTCTGTTTATCAATAAATGTTGTGACAGGTGATTCTTTCTTTTGCTCATAACCATTAAGATCAGGAGCGTTATCACAATTATGACGTATACCCATGAGTTTTTCTAATTCGTGTCCTTCTGAACCACAATGTTTAGAATTATTACATAATTTTTTACCCTTGACATTTTCTCTAAATATTTTTATTATTTCTTGTTTTTCAGGTTCATTTTTTACATTTTCTTTTATAACTTTATTTTCAATAACTTTATCAGTTATATTCTTGATTTTTTCTTTCGAACATTCTTTTTTAACATGACTATTTTTTAAAAAGATTAATAATCTTTCATTAAGTTTTAATTTAGTCCCACTTACTGGTAAATTTCTGTCCTTACACAAATTTTTATATGTTTGTAAGGAATATGTATTTTTTGTTTTCCTATTTTCTATTAATAGACTTTGTTTTTCTAAATTTTTTATTGTTATTTCTTTCATAAAATAAATATATCCTAATAACATCTATCCTTATAAACAATTTTCATTTTTTCAAGTTTAACCACACACATCATAGCGATACATCGGTAAAGTATTATTAGCACACACTCCTCCAATCTTGTGACAAGGTGGGTCAGGCATATTAGGATCCATCGAATTAATAGCAGGATTTGGAACACAAGGGAAGTGATTATCTTTAACTACTAGTCGACTAGAGATTTGATATTGTCCAGGAAAGAAAATCTGAGACTGTGGATTCATACATAATGGATTGAATCTATTTATACCTGTTCCACGAAGAGTACATGGCGGATTACTTAAGCGAGTGTTTTCAACAGGAAATAAACAGGTGGGTAAATCAACTACATTATCGTTAGCCATTTCACCTGTTTTACCATCTAAATTATTACTACTACATCCACGAACAACACCCTGTCCACAAGGCATTCCTTGGTTATCACAAGGATTACTACAACTAGGTTTGTATTTGTAGTCTGGACATTTGGTAGCTGGACGAGTAATATTTTTTAAATCAGATTCTACATCGACAGGTCCATCGAAGAAACGCCATGGAGTATCCCTTTCAAGACTAACACTTCCTTTTTGTGCGATAATACTTGGATTGGGTTGGAAGCATCCTTGACAAGTAACAGGTGTATTCATCATATAATTTCCAGGTCCAACAGATTCATTAATGGATGTTTTAGCATCACAATTATCGTATTTAAGTCTATTAAAACTCATATATATTATTATTTAAGATTTTAAATTATTATTATTCTTCTTTAATATAAATTAGGTTATCACTATTATAACCAGCATCTTTAAATAATGGTAAATCATTGTTTAAAATAACTCCCTCCCATGAAATAACATCGGAGTATTGGTTAATATTTGATGAAACAAGACCTTCATTTTCATAAAATGGATCATCTAATCCATCGAGGTACCATTTTTGTGAGCAAGGTGAAGAATGAGAATATAGTTTTATATCATATTCAATACACTTAGCAATAAACACTGGTATATTAGTATATGATATATAAAAATATAAATTTTTGCCTTTATGAGTTTGTATAAAAGATAATTTTTGTTTTCTATCTCTTAGGCAAGATAAATTAGAAATATAATTGAAATTTTTATTAACACAAGACAATGCTGTGAAATCACATAATTCAAATATTTTAATACAAATCCCATGTGGTAAAGAATTAAGTGATAAAGACTCCATCTTATTATTATTAATTCAATAAAATTAAATTATTTTAATCATTTTTTATTATATGTATGTGGTTTTAGTGTTAATTTTAAACCCATACGACGCTCAAACTCTGGATTAATCCCATCTATCATATTAGGTGTACAATTATAAATATTGATATTACCAGGTGGGCTTAATGGACTATCCATGATAGTTTTTATGTAATGGGATAATTCGGGTTTATTTTTCTTAGATATAATACCTTTTTCGGTATTAATTACTTCTTCACAATTCATAGTATTATGTAATATGCTATTTTCGTTATCTAAGTTATCAAATATCAATACAGCTTTATTACCATATTTCCTACCATCTATTTCCCTAGTAATAAATAATGATATACCATCTCTGATAGATTTAATTGAATCGATACCAGTCCATATAGATATTAATTTAATTCCAATGCGTTCTTCTAAATATTTGACTATAGATCTTGATAATTGTGTTTTACCTGAACCAGGTTCACCTATTATGCAAATAGATAAAGAAAAATTAATATCCTTAAAATTTTTATCTTTATTTTTATGTAATTCATATTCAATATACTTTTTAATAAAAGGGTCTGTGTATTCTTTTATTTTTCTTACTAGCTCTGTATCATGAAATTTTAATAAATCATATCCATTGGGCATTTCAGAATAAATAAATTCCATAACTGTTTTATTATCAAAATCATCAGTTTTCTTTCTCCCAATATATAAATATGCTTTATTATCTATTTTACTATAATAATTATTATTATTTATTTTAAAATCATCTGATAGTTTACTTAAAAAATCAACTGGATTAAAATTATCATCCATAGACTCTATTTCTATAACCCATTCCTTAAATTGATTTAAATCTTGTTTTATTTGTATTTCTTTAGTAATTATCTTAGTTGATACTAATAAACCATTCCCAATATCCTTTCTATATAGGTTATTTGGAAACAATAACGAACCACCATTTTCATCTATGTAATTTTGATATTTAATATCATATACAGGTAGTGATATTGCTTCTATTCTACCTGTTATTTTTTTTTCATATAATTTCTCTTCTAAAATTTTTAAAAATTGTAAAATCTTTGGTTCAAGTAATATAGATCTTGATTGAGTATATCCAGTCTGTATTTCTTGCATTTTTAATATAATAGGTTGCTTAATATTAATTCTATTTAATATTAATTTTAAAAAATATTTATAATTTAACTCATGAATATTGTTTAATAATATCTTAAAAAAAGTTAAACTAAAGACCCTTAATAGCATTTTAGTAAAAGGATACTTGAGTAATATAGACTTAAATAAATCATCAACTGATTTATAAAATAAAGATATTTCAGAAAATTCTAAAATCTGATTCATTTTTCTTTAAATATTTAAAAATTTATCACTATATTTCATTTTTTATAAATATGTCAATAATGATAAACACATTTAGGTTTAACTTATACTTATTAATATGGCTGACTACAATAATATGTTTTAGTGCGATCGGGCATAGCAACCGCTTTATAATCCGCCATTTGACAAGAAGGGAGATTATCCATTTCTTCTTGGCAATCTATACAACCACAAGGCAAACCGGTATTACAATTTCGACAATAATTACATCGCGATTGATATTGCTTCTCAGGACACCCACTTAATGCTCGGGATTGTCCACGTAAATCTGATTCTAAATCTACTAAATTACCTGGATATAAACTAACCCCAGAACCACCCACTAATCCTAATTCATTTCTACATTCATTTTTATTATAATATTTACCAGGATATAACATATAATTATTTGGAGATTTACTTTGTTTTATATTACTATTATATGCACAGTTATCATACATAATTCTATTAAAACTCATTATATTATAGGTTTATATTTTTTTCCTCTTGTTGAATATGTTTTAATAATTGTGATTCTTCTTTGAGCATTTTTCTTAAAAATATTATATTTATAGGCATATTTCCTATTTTTAATTGATCAATTTTATAATCATTATCCAATTTTGCAATATTTTTAATAATTTTAATATATTCCTCATATTTTCTCTCAAATATATAAGGTTTTTTCAATAAATTATCTGTTTTGTAATCAACCAATATTATTAGTTTATCATTTGTTATTTTTATTAAGTTTTTAATAACATTTTCAATTTCATCATTGTTTACATATTCTAGGTAATTAAAATTTAATACCATAGTATATTTGTTTTCTTCTATCTCACTAAAATTTTCATTTACTAATTTAAAATTTTCATTATTAATATTATTTATAATATTATTACTAATACTCAAGCAATCAATTTTAAATTTATTATCTATAAAAAAATTACCTATTTTACCACTATGACAATTACTATCTAATATATTACAATTAAAATTAATTCCATTTCTATATAAATTATTTATTATTTTTATATAATCATTATCATCCTCTAGTAGCATTTCAATTTTTTCTTCTAAAGTCTTTTCTATATCCGTATCAATTATTTTTTCTTCTAAAGTCTTTTCTATATCTGTATCAATTATTTTTTCTATTCTATCAACTGAATCTGTAACTTTGTTCATATTTGACATCATCGTCATCAACATCTCAATTTTACTATTCAAATCTTTAACTTCTTTTTCTAGTTTCTTTACTTCTTTAACTTCTTCCACTTTCTTTACTTCCTCTACATCCTCCTCTACCTCTTCCACTTTCTTTACTTCCTCTACATCCTCCTCTACCTCTTCCTCTTTCTTTACTTCTTCTACTTCCTCTACCTCTTCCTCTTTCTTTACTTCTTTAAGTTCCTCTTCTACTTCCTCTTTCTTTACTTCTTTAAGTTCCTCTTCTACTTCTTTAACTTCATTAACTTCATTAAGATCAATTGTTTTTTTATTTTTATATAATTCAATTAAATCTTTCTTGAGCATTTTTTTAGTAAATTTAATATTATTTTCATCTAGTAAATCTTGTAGTTCAGACTTATTTTTTTTCTTCAAAACAGATAAAAGAATCATTATATTAAAAAAATTTATCATTTTTTTAAGTAGTTTTAAAAATTTAAGCATTGTTTGCGATAATCTATATTTTTAATAACAGCACGTGTATCAGCACCTCCTCTAACCCAATTAGTTGGAACTATGTGTTTTGGGTCTTGGATATTATTTTTAACACATGGGATTAAAGGAATAAATCTATTTATTGTTATACCTGAAAGAGGATTTATAGATTTTGGAACAAAAGTATCATCTCCAAACTTAAGTCTAGATTCTGTGTCAGCATCCAATGTCACAGTATTACCAGCACCCATGTATGGAACAGTTAAAAATTGACGAGTTTGTAGTAATTTATCTGATTTTTTAATACCAGTTGATACAGAATTATTTTGACAATTCATATATAAACTAAAACAATATTATTTTATTCTTGATTTAATTTCTCTAACATCATCTTCAATATTATTTAATTTTTCATTTATAATTCCAAGATTACTTTTCATTTCATATAGTAATTTATTATATTCATTGTCTTTTTTATCTAATGCATGAACACTTATTCCTAAGTTTTCTAGCATATGAGCGTGTTTACCTGTATGATAAATTAATGTCCCCAGTGATATTGTTGTTCCTACAATAGGTGGTATTATATTCATATATATTATGCTTCTAAAATATTTCTATTGAGATTATTTAATTGATTACTGTAACCAGCGCATTTAATTGTATTTTCTTTACAAGTAGCATCTGTTCCATAGCACCATTTAGCAAATTTAGTTTGATCGTTTACTATCTGTGTATTTGGCATAGTATAATATTGTCGTTGTGAATTATTTTTACTATATAAATCGGATACATCTCTATAAAGATTAGTATTGAAATAATTTTTAATTTCTTTTTGTACTTTTTTATTATCATATGATTTTTCAGCTGGACCAGTGTTTGGATTACTGGTTATGTGATTATAATTCATAAATGGGTTATTTGCTGTAGGCTTCTTTAAGTTTTTATTTTTATTAGGTTTTCTATTTAAATTAATATCAATTGTGGTCATTTTCATTATAGGATTATCCTTTTGAAAATAATAAATTAGACCTGTTATAATTATAGTTATTATTGGAATATATAAATATAAATAGTTAGTAGTAAATAAAGTTAATAGTATTCCAGAATAAATACTTAATCTAACTAATGAATTCATTTTTTCTAATGTAGTCATTTGATTTGAAGGGAAAAATTCTATTAATCTATCTTTTCTATATAATATAGAAATATCATCTAACCAAAATTTATCTTTTATCATATATTTATTATTATTATAATAAATTTTTTTTAAAGAATGTAAAAAAGAATATTAGAAGTTAATTTTTATTTTCAAAAGTATAATCCTTAGAAATACATTTTATTTCCTCCTTTCATAATATATGTTCCACCACGAGAACCATAATGTAATTTATATGCTTTACCACCATACATAATTTTACCACCGTTCAGATTATTTACCTTTCCTATTCCGTTATTATTTACCTTTCCTATTCCGTTATTATTTACCTTTCCTATTCCGTTCAGAGTATTTACCTTTCCTATCCCGTTATTATTTACCTTTCCTATCCCGTTATTATTTACTACTTTATTATTACTACTATTATTACTAATATTATTATTACCCTTTTCAACATATAATCTAATTTCAGGCATCATCTTTTTAATAACTTCTAATAGTTCTTTTGGAACTACTACATCATGTAAAATTCTATTACCCATTTTAGCATGTCTTTCAAAATCTTTTACTTGGCTATGAAATTCTTTTAATGTATTATTACCTTTTTTGTAATTTTGATATAATCCCTCTTTAAATACAAATTCAGATATTCTAATATTAGGAGGAAGGTCATTCAATGTAACTTCTTTCATGTATTTTGGTGGTTGATTACTTGATTTAATAACTACAAAAACAAATGGAAATTCAGATGCATTATTATTAGTCTTCATTATATTAACTACAAAGATAATTTATTTTTTCTTATTATTTTTTTTCTTTTTTCTAATTATTTTTCTTTTATTTACATTCATTTTATTCATAGGCATACCAGACATCCCTCTTGGAATATTAGAATTAGTTTTTGAATTATCTTGCCCAAATAAATTCATCCCACCCATCATCTGAGATGCTTCTGCCATCATTTTACTTTCATTAAAGTCTCCACTACTCATTTTGCTCTGAATTGCTGAAAATGTTTTACTCATTAAACTACCTAAATCTCCTATAGAAGGAGGTTTAGATGGATCAATATCCCCACTCATTCCAATATCATCCATAATTTCTTTTGCCAATGAACCAATTGCTGTACCTTCTAATCCTGTTGGTTGTGTATTTTTATTTTCTTTAAAATTTTTTAAATTATTTAATATTTCGTCTGTTTTCTTAATAATTTTACACATATCTTCAAATTTCTTATGGTCTTTAAATTCAGATTCTATATATTTTTCTAATTCATCATTACAAATTAGAAATATCATCGAGTGTAAATATTTCCAGATTGTATTTTTAATTTCATTATCACACAATTTATCATCCCATATTTCTTTGAATTTAATACCATCTGTTATATAAAAATTATTATTACATAAATTAACAGCATTACCCAACGAAATATCTTCTAAATGTAAAATATTATTTTTAATAAACATTTTATAAAAATCTAAATCTTTATCATATTCATCAATAACATTTTTAGAAAAATGAAATATTTTTGATACTTCATCTAGCATTTGCTTATACACATCATTTAATTTATTTGACATTTGTATTCTAATAATATAATTTTTATTTGTTATTTACGCATTAATTATTATTTATTTCAAAATAATCTTTTATATCCCCATCGATTTGTTTTTTTAAATTTTCAAAAAAATTAATATTATCTGCAATATTATTGTAGCAGCTATTTTTTATAAAGATACTAATAGACCTAAAATCATTGATATAATTTTCATTAGATTCATTTAATATAGATTTTAGTTTTGGAGGTAAATTAATTTCCTGAATATAATCAAATTTATCATTATTATAATAAGAAATTAATTGCGGATTATAAATAAAATCTTTTATAAAAAATTTATTTAAATTTTTTTTATATATATTATATTTGAATAATATAGCAATATATAATATATATAAATCTCTAAAAAATTCTTTTAGAGACCTATTAAAATCATTATTTTTAATATCTAAATATTTTTTTTGGTTGCTAAAAAAAAATGGATTGTATTGGGTTAATATTATAATCATAAAATAAGGAATATTATTGGATAATATTCCTTTATATCTAATATTATAAATCTTATCCGGTAATGTATATATATCATTGAGTATTTTGTTTTGTTCATTTTTATTAATTTTTACTTCATCAGAATTATTATTTTTTAATTTATATTTATTAATAAAGTGATGTAAATTAGAATAGTTAATGAATTGAATATCATAATTCTCTTCTTTTGCTTTTAAAAAGAGAATTATTTCTTCATTTGTATAATTACTACCACCTATTTTAATTGCTTCTTTATTTTGTTTTAAAATATTATTAAAATTTTTTTTATATAAATTATATTTAATATCACTACTATAAAAATAATTATTCATAATATATTAGTTATTTATATTTTTTTATCAATTTAAATGCCTTTAAAAAATAAATTATTTAAATATAATTATAATTATGTAGTTGTATAAATGAATATAGAAGCAAAGGCAATAGTGTATCATGGTAAAATATTAGTAATGGGTGGAATTAATTATGAATATTGGAAAGAACATTTTAAAGATTATATTGATGAAAATAATGAATTTATTAACAATAAAGATAGTGTTACAGAATATAATAAAAAAAATAATACTAAAATGCTACAATATAAAAATTGGCGAGAAAAAGATACTGATGAAGATATATTAAGAGAATTAATAGATGATATTATAGATAATAACTTTAATGTTAATTTAAATACATCTGAATATTTAGATGTTATATAAATATTATTCCTTATTATAAAATAAAACAATGATGCATTATTTTAATTATCTATGTGATAAAGAAATCAAAAAAAAGATATATACAAGAAAACGAATATAAAAATATACAAGCAAAAAAAAGAGTTATTTATTTATGGAGAAATTTTATTATTCAGATGAGAAAAGAAGTCAATCCATTAATACAAACAGAATTATTTACAGATATTAATGTAAAACGTAGAAATAATAGAATACTATATAAAAAAATATTACAATTATCTAAAAATTATAGTAATAAATAATAAAAAAAACATAATACTTTAGTCATTTATTAAAATATATAATTTTTAAGTAGAAATCTTACTAGTCATTTTTGAGCAATCATTCATATTAATTTTTTCAGCACATATTATTAAAACACTAAAATACTCCCAAATTATATTTTTATTATCATTAGATAATTGACCCCATATATTTTTAATATCTAAGATTTTATCCAAGCTCCAATTGGAATTAATATCATTATTTTTTAATCGATCATTATATTTTTTTTTTAAAAAAAAATTAGAATCTCTATTAATAATTTCATTTTTATAAATATACACTTCCGATTTAAATAAATTATAACTTCTTCTAGGATTATATTTAATTAATGTTTCAAATTTAAGCTTAAATACTTGTAAATATTTTTTATCAGGAAATAATCTAATTAAATCATCCACTAGGCCATTTATGTTTATATTAAATATACTAAGTGGTGATATTTTAATATTATTATTATTCATATCCATATAATTTTTAAAAATAAAAATAACTTTATACTCTTTTAACAGTATTTGGAATTGCTATATCATTTTTTCTAGCTTCCATTAATTTCTCATAATTTTTATTAAAGGATTTTTCTTTATTACTCTGAGGTTCATTAAATTTTTTATCACTTGACGACATATTGCTATTTAAAAATTGATATGAGTGATTTATAGGAGCATCATTTCCTAAATAAGAATAATTATCAGAGAATCCTGCCATTTCATTATTAAAAAAAGGTTCTATGGAATCATTTTTTCCCGATGATATAGGTTTATTTGATAATTGATTTGATTGATTTGATAATTGATTTGATTGATTTGATTGATTTGATTGTGGAGCATTTGATGTATTATTTCTTTCAAATTCTTTAAACCATTCAAAAACAGATGAACCAGTTATTGGTTGAGAATTAGGACCTTTTAATAGAGTTGGAACTACTTTAAGATAACTAGGTATTTTCTTAATTTCTTCAATGGATATAAGTTTTATATCTAGTTTAACATTGTGTAATAAATTAAGTATTTCTTTACAATGAGGACACTTGCTGCTATAAAATAACAATGGATAATTCATTTATATTTTACTATAAATATAATAAAAAATAGAATATAAACTAAATAAAATATATAAAATATATAAAAAAATGAATTTATATTATTAATATTAATATATATAATAAATGATTAGCAATATTGAATTAAAAAATTTAAAAGATTATTATAATTATAATTGTAAATATACAGACGATATATTAAAATTTGATATAAATAATAATAAAGATAATGATATAGATATTAGTTTTGTAAATTCAATTCGAAGAATTATAGAAGAAGAAAATGAAGCATATTTTCTTAATAAAGATACATTTAATATTTTACGAAATAATACTATTTATAACAATGACATTGTTATTCATATTATTTCTTCATTACCATATATTAAAAAATTTGGAGATAAATATGACATAAATAATCTTACTATAGAATTAAATATTTTAAATGATAACGAATATCCCATAGAAATTAAATCATCTGATTTAATTTTTAAATATAATGACAAAGTTATAGATAGATTTGTTACATATAATAATATAATATTATTTAATGTTGTTAGACCAGGTGAGGGTATAAATATATCATATTCACTAAAGAAAAGTAATCCTATAAAAGATGGAGCATTCTTAAAGCAATGTTGTAAAAATATTTTTACATATAAAATCAATGAAAAATTACTAGAAGAAATGATAAATAAAGAAGACTTTAAAGATGAAAAAGATCTAATTCATTATAAAATAGAAAATAAACAACTTGCTTATGATAAAAATAAATACAACAAACCAATGATTTATAGTTATGAAATAGAATCTAATGGAATTGTATCAGGCTTAGATTCTTTAAAAGAAGGTGTTTGTAATATAAAATTAAAATTAAACAATATTCTAAAGAATCTAAAATATCCATCTGATGATTATTTTTCTATTAAAGCTAATGAAAATAATCCTAATATTACTAATATATTATTCTATAATGAAACATGTACACTTGGGAATGTAATTTCTCATTATTTATCAAGAAATAGTAAACTACTTAATTCATCAAGTAGTTTTATCCCACATCCATTAGATAATAAACTATATATATATCTTCATTTTAAGGATTCTAAAGATAATAATATAGATAATGCAAAAATAATTATAGAAGATACTATTAAGCAATTATTAAGTTTATATGATAAATTTATTAATTATTTTTAATACTTATCATATTACCAATATATACTCCTAATATGATTATCAAAGGATATTTTAAAATTGAAGTAATAAAACCATAAAATATATAAATAACAATAATACTTATAAAAATATAAATTAATTTTTGTTTATTAAATTTAATATATTCAATCATTATATTAATAATATTATATTAATTTTATTAGTAAACCAGTGGGTAATTTATTTACAAATATTGCAATATTATCAGATGTAGTTTTTGCTTTACTTGTTAAATATTGCTTATGTATATTATATAAGCAATGATACTTTAATTTATTAATATTAATTATTTTTTCTTTCTTAATAAATTTTTTTATATATAATTTATGTAAATCATTTATCAAATGTAATATATTTAATTCTGTATTCTTAAAATATTCATTATATTCTGGGAAATATTTAATAAATTCATTTAATTTATTATTTATTTTTAAATTTAAATACAAATACTTAATATTAAAATTATTTCCTTTTAGTTCTTTTATTTTAATATATTCAGGTGATTTTAATATAAATATATAATTCATATTTTTTATAACATAACCCATGTTATTGAATGTTAATACTTCTAATTCATTATATATTTCATCTAAATTATTAAAATTGTATTTGCTTGGTTTTTTTATTTTAATATCATGATCTATTACTTCTAATGTAATATTATTTCTCGTATGAATATGATATATATCATTTACATATACATTTTCTATAATTCTATTTTCAATATGTTTAATTATAAATGTATATGTATAATTTTTATTTAATAAATCAAAATTAATATATTTTTTAACATCATCAAATAAGATCCCATATGATTTAACATAATTCCATTTAGATTTATAAGCATCGATGCATCTAGCTGTTGCTATTGACCATTTATCACAGTAATAAAATAATCTTATTTGAGTTCCATCTATAGCATCTTCAATTATATAATCTTTAAATTTATTTTTATCTATGTTTAAAATATCTTCTGTTTTATCTAAACCATAACATATTATTTTATTTGTTTTTTTTTCCAATATTATTCCTCGACATTCTTTTATAATTCTTAAGTTTTTAAATTCTGAATCTTTAGAATATTTTAATAAATATAAATTAGGAAAATTTATATCATCTATAATTTCTAACTTATATTTAGTAGTAACTTCTTCTAAATTTGTTTTATTTATTTCTTTTAATAATTCCATATTAATATAATATGATATTAAATTTTTTAAATAGATTTTTTATAAAATATAATTATATATGACAAATTATGTAGAAGAAGTAAACTATTATTTAGAAGGAGGAAAGAAAAATAATAGTAATAGTAATAGTAATAGTAATAATAGTAATAGTAATAGTAATAATAGTAATAGCAATAAAAATATAAATTTTGATATATTTGGTGATATAAAGACAGATGTAAATATTGTATATGAATATGAAAAATTAGATACATCGTATAATTTAAAAACAGATGATACAATATTAGAAAACGAATTAGAAAATATATTCTTAAGAAAATTACCATTTTCTAAGCAAAATAATATAGCATTCCAAAATTTAATATTAGAAAAAGTTAAGACATTTATAAATTTAAAAAATGAAACATTTATTTTATTAAACAAATGCTTTAAGAACGATTATCTAAAAGATAAAACTTTCAAGGGAATATTTAATAATAATATTATACCAATTATTAATAATAAAAAAAAAATATTTAATAAGATATTTGATTCAGATGATAATGATTTAATTAATAAAAAAGGAGTTTATTTTACATCCGAAAGTCAAGAATATGAAAAATTAAATAATATAATATTTGATTACAAAATGAATAATATGTCTTATATAGATTTTGAATTAAAAATTAATAGATTATTAGATCCATATGAAAATATAGATAATTATGGATATAATACATGTCCAGACTATTTATTTACAGCATTAAGAAATGTCAATTTGGATAATATTGATTACTCGATGAATAATGTATTAAATAATTATTGTATATATTTAGAAAATAATTCTAAAGATGCTGCACTAAAACAAAAATGTATTATTCCTGCTAATAAAGCATCAATAGTTGGTTTTGTAGTTATAAATAATCTTTATGGTAATTTAAATAGTTTATATGATGAAAGTATATTTAATTATATAAATTATAATAAAATTGGTAAAATTACTTCATTTACAAAATCAAAACAGGGAGAATTTACATTAGATTCGGATAATATTATCACTGGTCAATCTATTTATATAAATAATTCTAATTTGCCTATTAATGGGATTCATAAAAATATTAAATTAATATCAAAAAATACATTTATATTAAATATTAATACTAAAAATTTAAATGTAAAAGATAACTTTGGAGATGTTTATTCAAATATTCCTTTAAATTTAAATATAGTTAAAGGTAATTTTAATAAATTAAAAGATAATAAATCAAATAAAATAAATACATATTTATTTAATGAAAAATTATTAAATAAAAAAGAATATTTAGAAATTATAGAAAAAGTAATACCTAAACTAGAAGATTTGGTATTAAGTAAAATAGATGATACAAATACAAATACAATATCTAAACTTATAGAAATTAATAATTTTTTAATATCTAATAAAATTGATTTTATACAAGAATCAAACACAAATTATTTAAATAAATTTAATGATAAATATTTAAATTTAATTAATAAAAATACAGATAAAGTATCTCATAATAATAATAATAATAAAGAAGAAATAATTTATTTTTTATCAGATAAATTTATATTATCTGATGAAATAAAAGAAAATTATGGTATTTTTAATAATAGTAATAAAAATTCAAATTACTTAAGAATTAATTGGATTAATAATCAAAAAGATTATGGTGGATTTTTTTATGCATATATCACTAAGTATATATATGACAATTTAGATTTAATAAAAAATAAAAATAAATTTAAAGATATTTTAAAAGAATTTAAAAATAAAATAACTTCAATAAAAACATATTTAGATGAAGAAGAAAAATCAAAGAATTATTTTAATTGTAAAAAATATAAAATTAAAGTGCAATATAAAGATGATTTATATAATTTAGATAATGTAGAAAATGGAGATATTGCATTTGTTAGTAATTTAAATTCATTATTTATGTATAAAGAAGAAGAATGGAATTTTATTAAAAATTATAAAGAAAATAAAAGCTTAAAAGAAATATGTTTAATAGATAAGCATATTAAAGATATAGGTATAAAAGATTTACTTTGTGTATTTGAAAATGAATGTTTTAGTAGAAAATTTTATAGATATAAGAAAAAATATGAAAATTATAATACAATTATAAATAGATTTGAGGAATTATTAAATATATTGGATTCGGATGATTTTAAAAATAAAATATACAATAATTATACTAATGCGAAACATAAAATTAATATATTAAAATTTAAATTAAATATAAGTAATAATTCAGATGTAGATATTAAAAATTATAATTCCAAAGATTTATATAGAGATGTTGATATTTTAAATAAAGTTTTTAAGTTAAATAATAATTTTATAAAAAAATATCTAATTTATAAAATTATAGATATAGATGGTTTAACAATTGATAATTATATTTATTCCAAGAAATATAAGAAACCTATGTTATGCTCACATTGGTATATTATAAAGAAATACGAAAATGCTATAAATTTAAATAATAAAAAAATAATTGCTAGTGATTTACTAAGTAAATATGGTGATTACACAAGGGATGCATCTTCATCTAATATATATTGTAAATATTGTGGAGATATTATAGATATAGTTAATTATGACATAATAGATGGATTCGATTCATATGGTCATATTAAAAGGATAAGAGATGTAATGACAAATAACGAAAAAAATCCCAAAGTATTAATTTCTAAGGAATTAAATGAATTTGAAACTATAGTATTAGATAATATTGATTGCAGTGAAAAAAGTTTTAGAGAATTAATGATTAATAAAGGTATACCTATTGAAAATTTAAAAGTATCATTTGATATATGTAATATTTTAAAATTACTACTAGAAAAAATATCTCTTAAGTTATCGACAAAAAATTTTATTGAAATTATTAAGAAATGTACTATTGAAATAATTTGTATTATTTCATTTAAAATATTTAAAACCTTACAAATATCTCAGTTATTAAAATTAGGGAAAACAGACCAAATAAAAAAACTAGAAGAAACAACATTTTTTAAAGATAAATATTCTGAATATTATAATTTTGAAAAAATTGGAATTATTACTTCAATTTTATTAATTGATATTTTAACTGCTACTCCAGAATATAAATTTGGATTACCTAAAACATCGTGTTCTTTAATTAATTGGAAAGATGGACTTAATTACTTAACTTGTATAATTAAAGAATTAGGAATATTAAATAAAGAAATAATTAAAAGAGATGGAAGTAAGAAAAAAATTATTATAAAAGAAATAGATATATTAAACAAATTTTCTACTATATATAATAATTTAATAAAAAATAAAGAATATCAGGATGTTTTTAGCTTAAAAGAAGAATATAATAATAAAATTAAAATAATTAAAAAAAAAATAGAAATAAATAAAAATTTTAAAATTGATTTTAAGAAAACAAATATCCCCAAGAAATTATCTAGTAATTTTTTAAGTAATTTATTTTCAAGAAAAGAAGACATGAAAGATAATTTTAATAATTATTATTCTAGACAATTATATCTAAATATTGAAATTTTAAGTATAATACAATATATAATATCTAATAGTAAAATAGATTTACCATACTATTTACCAAATGGTGTGTTAACAAACGTTACATGTTGTAGTTCTAAAATAGAAAAAAATAACAATTATTTAAATTATTTTATAAAATTAAATAATAACTTAAAATATTTAAATGACGAAAGTTTATCAAATTATCAATATGATAAATATTTTGTTAGAACTGGTACTTTATCTGTTATGTTTCCAAAAGTCCATAAGTGGTTAAGTATTTATCAAGTAGGTGATATATTAAATGAAGATATTTATAAATTATTAAATAAATATTATGTAAATAAAGGTAATTTTATAGGAATAAAAAGAATTTATGTTGGAGATGATAAATATGATATCGTATCTGGTTTATCTTTACATGATATAGAAAAAGAAGATATTACAAAAAATGAATATGAAAACTTATTAGATAATATTTTTAAATTAAATCTAAAAGATGGAAATATATATAAATTTAAAATAAAAGAAGATTTACCTATAGAAAAAGATTATATAAGTCTAGTTAATTCATTGGGAGAAAAAATAACTTCTATATTAGGAGAAACAAGTGATTTTAAAATAAAATTTAAAAATATTCTTACAAATCTTGGAATGAATTATCAAAATAAAAATATTAAATCTAAAATAGAAATCATTAAATATAATCAATGGGTATATGTAAATAGAATAAATAACTTAAAAAATTATATAAATCATTTCATGAGATATTTAGAAATGATTAAAAAGAAAGTAAGAGTTGCAAATATTCCTAAATATAAATTTGATGACCCAGAGGAACAAAAAAAATTCTTTTTTAATATCAAAGATGAAATTGAATTTGTAGAAGAATTTTATTCATATAATGATTTATTTAATAATTTAAATTTTAGCTTAAGTTCCAACGAAATAAATATTATCAATGGTATCGAAACAAAATATTGTAGAGATTTGACTAGAATTAAAACAAATAGTAAATTAACATTTAAACTAGCTAGTGAATATTTACTTAGTTTTTTATTTAATGATTTAAATAATTGGCTTATAAAAAAAGATTCTATTACATCCAACGATAAAACATTCTCATCAATTAGCATAAACACAATAATTTGTAAATTTATTATGAAAATATTTAATAAAATAGATACTAATTTCAATTTATTAAAAGAGAAAAAATCATATACTTCATACAAAGAAGCTATGCAATTTCAATATGAAAATAGATTTAATCTTAAGTATCAGAAAATGTCTAGTAGTAAAAAAGAATTTAAAAAAGAATTATATTCAGTTAATACAGATGAACAATTAATAGAAAAAGAAGAAGATATTAGAAAATCTCAAATAGATAATAAAGTGATTGATCAAGAACAAACAGAATATGCTAAAGAAATGATACAAACACAAGAAGGACGAGAAGCTACTTCTCAGGAAATAGAAGATTTTAAAGAAAATCTTGAAGATGAAATAGACATTGATAAGGAAATACAAGAAGAATTTGATTCAACACAGGTTAGATCTATAAATATGATAACTGATATAGGAGATGACTATGGTGAAGAAACACAAGACATTGACCCAGCAGGTAGTCTAGATAATGAAACATCATTTCTAGATGAAATGCAACAATTTCAAGAAGGTTTACAAGATGGACCAGCGCCATATGGTCAAACATCAGGTCAGGTTGATGGACCTACTAATTTAGAATTAATCCCAGAAGAAAAATTAAAATCTTGGGGATGGAATTAAATTTATTTTTTTATAAGTAATATTATAATGTCCACCCCTATGTCATTCCAGCAATTATTAAAAGGAAATAATTTAATAACACAACCTTATGAAAAACCTGTTCCTCCTACATTTACTCTTCAAGGGAGTCAGCCATACATAACTACCAATGAATTTATGACAGGTAATTGGCCTCCTTCTGATAATACATGGAACCCTAAAACTCGATTAGGATATATTGGATGGAGTGTCGATATACCACATTTTAATTAATTTTTTTTTTTGTCTTTTAGGAATTTCATCTGTATGTTCTCTATAATATATAACTTCTTTCCAAAATTTTTCAAATAAAGGCAATGATTCTTTCATCCATGTATCACCGCGATTGACTAATTGACATGAATATTTATCCAATTTCCAATATGTAATATTTATAATATCTTTATTTTCTTTTTTTAATCTAGATTTTTCACTTAACAGCCATTTTTTATGCACTTCTTTATTAATATTCAAATGTGAATATATAAATTGTTTTCCTACATTTATACTACAGCCTTTAAATTCAGAACTAGAATCTTTACAAAATTCTAAATATGTATATTCTGAAATTTTACATTGAACAAAATCACATTCATCTAAATCACATACCTCTAATTGTCCTTGCATCTGATCATAATAAGACTCTGGGATTTCATTATCTTTAATTTCTCTAGTACTCGGAACTTTAATTTCTACCATTCTACCATTATCTGTAATACCATCGGGTGAAGCACCTATAAAATTATATTTTGGATGTTGTAGGCAACCAAATTCATTTATTTTCTCTTTATTTTTAAATTCATATATAGCAGTAACAACAGATTCATATTTTTCTCCCCATCGAGTATATTTATTCCCTTCAAATCTTTTACCCACAAAACATTTATTCTTTAAAACTTGATTTCTAGAAGAATATTTATTATGTCCTAAAATAGAACCAAAATCACTTGCAGTTATCATTCCATTTCTCATATCTAACCATTCTTGTGATTTTTGTTCTGGTAATTTTATTTTTTTTAATTCATTTACTATATTTTGTTTTTCTTTTAGAGATTTCATAACTATATAAAAATATATTATAATCTTTAAATAAATTATAAATGCCAACGCAATCATATATAGAGTATTTACTAGAACAGAAAAATAAAAAAGGTGGGACTTATAATGATAATATTAACGATGTAAATATAAATATAGATAAATTAAAAGAGTTTATAAATGAATATAAATTAGCCTTTTCAAATAAATTATATTTAAAAAAAAAAAAAATTCAAAGTAATTTAAATAAAACTCATGAATTACTAATTCAGTTATCCGAAATAAAAGATATGTATCCCGAAATAAGAAAATTAATAAATCAATCTCTATCATTATATAATTCAACATTTAATACAAGTTATTTTAATAATAATAATAACAATAATAATAACAATAATAACAATAATAATAATATAAATGAAATTTCTATTAATAATTCTAACCCAACACAACTATTGACATCATCAACATCAACCCAAACACAAGCCGTAGACCAAGTAGGACCACAAGCAGGCCAACCACAAGCAGAACGAGATCCAGACCAACCACAAGCAGGACAACAAGCAGACCAACCACAAGCAGAACCAGATCTAGGACTACAAACCAAACAACTACAAGCTCTACATAATGCGATAAGAGAAAAACCAGGAGACCAGCAAAAAATAACACAGATACGGAATCAGCTAATGGCATATAAACAGAAACATGACAAGCAAATGCAAGAGGAAGAGAAACGACTGAAAATTCTACTGAAACAGATACAGGCAAAAGCTAAAGAAAAAGCTACAGCAAACGCTACAGCAAACGCTACAGCAAAAAATACAGCTAACGAACTACAAAGGATAAAGAATGAGATAAACATAATAACAATTCAACTGGAACAACTACTGCAATCTGGAGGACCACCACTAGGAGGACTACCACTAGGAGGACTACCACCACCACCAAGAAGTATTAAGGAGACTGATGCGGTGGCGTTAGCGCATTTGGAATCAACAGGAAGTATTAAGGAGACTGATGCAGTGGCGTTAGCGCATTTGGAATCAACAGGAAGTATTAAGGAGACTGATGCAGTGGCGTTAGCGCATTTGGAATCAACAGGAAGTATTAAGGAGACTGGTGCGGTGGCGTTAGCGCATTTGGAATCAACAGGAAGTATTAATGATACATAAGTGGTTAACTAATCAAAATACTTAGTGGTTTAAAAAATAAATTAATTATATAATAAATTATAATAATGAATAATTTATATGACGTTTTGGGTATTGATAAAAAATCTAGCTTGGTTGATATAAAAAAAGCATATCATAAATTAGCTATTAAGTATCACCCAGATAAATGCGATGATGGTAAAGGAAAATTTCAAGAAATAACAGATGCATATTCTATTCTATCGGATAATTCTAAAAGACAAATGTATGATATGACAGGTATATCCGAATCTATTAATATTAATCCTGAAGAAATATTTAGTCAATTATTTAGCGAATTTAAACCAGATATTGTTGGTAATTTTTCAGAAAGTTTTTTACAAGGGATAGGTGAAATAAATATTAAAACGGTACCAATTAATAAAAATGTATCATATATTTTTAAAAATACAATGCCTAAAATAATAGATTCTTTTTCAAATATAATAACTGGTAAATCTATGGCAGAGAATTTGGATAATAATATTGTTAAAGATATTATAAAAAAGGAAGTATCTAATATTAATAAGACAAATACTATAAAAAAAATTATTAATGTAAAATTAAAAGATTTATATAGTGGTAAATTAAAAAAATTTAAAATTAATTATAATAATAATACAGAAGTTATTAAAACTAAATTAATTTTAAATAAATCATTGACTTTTAAAATTAATAAACCAAATAACAGAAATGATATAATAATAACCATGAATTGTAAAGATGATACTTATTTAATAGAGAATTATAATTTAATATTACATAAAACTATTACCATCAAGGACATTTATTTAGGTTTTAATGATAAAATAATTAAACCAGATAACGAAGAAGAAGAATTTAATATTTTACCAGGAGAATTATTTAAAAATCAAATTAAAATAATAAAAAATATTGGTCTATTAAATGAAAATAATAAAAGAGGAAATATTATTATTAAATATAATATAAAATTTATTAATTTAAAAAAAAATATTAAAATAGAAGATGTATTTATATAATGGATACAACTAAATGTAATTGTTGTGATATAAAATATAATATTAATAGTATTAATGATTTAAACAACTCATATTTAAATAACTGTATTCCTATAATTATTGAAAAAGAATGTGGTTTTAACTTTATAACATATCAGCACGAATTATCAACTACATTAGATTTATATCGATATGTAGAACAATCTTATATACATATTAATAAAGAAAAAGTCTTGTATCTTGATAAAGATAAAAATAAAATTTTATTTAGAAATGATAATATTTTATTTAAAAAAATATTATCTGATAATAAAATGTTATCTGTTACAGATTTACCACACAGAACTATATATAAATTATATTTATCATTTATCTAAGCATTGTATATCATAACAACAACAGGAAGCATTTGGTCCTTTACAATTATAACAATATCCTCCATTTATGCATCTTTCTCCTCTACATCCCTTTAATCTACTATTTCTTTTAAAAAAATTCTTAGTATTTGAAATAGATTTAATAATTTTATTAAGTTGTCCAGTTTTATTTTTTTGAATTGGTACTTCTATAAAATTAAAGAAAAAATATGTTATTATTATTATAGAAATTATCATAATAAAAATTAAATAGATTATAAATATTAGATTATTCATATAGTATATATAAAGTTTTTATATAATAATCAGATATATGGATATTGAAAAAGAATTTTTTTCGAAAGAAAATTTTATTGTTTTAAAAGAAATATTAAATAAAATTTCAGATGAAGATTTTAATAGTCGAGATAATAAAAATAAACTATTTGAAACTATGCGAACAAAATATAAATCTACTCCCATTACAAGTAATAATATAAATACTCATTTTCATAATATAAATAAAGAAGTAATAAATTCACTAAAGAATAATAATTTACCTGAACCCCAACTTGAGAATTTTACTTCATCTATTCCTATAAATAATAATAATATACCAGTTGGAGTAAATTCTATTTCAATGGATAATTCGTATAATATTAATAATACAGAATTAGCAAAACCAGGTATAACTGATGAACAAAATAATCCCAATGAAATGTTTGATAATTTAAAAAAAAATAGAATGTATTCTAAAGTATCTAATATAATTAAAGAAAAAGAAGAAGAAGAAGAAGAAGAAGAAGAAGAAATTAAAAAAGAAGAATTATTATCAAATAATTTTGATAATAATGATTTAGATAATTTAATAGAGACAGGTAAAAAAATGGATAATCAAAATTATTATAATTTTGATAGTAAAAGTAAAAATGAAATTAATGTTATAGAAGATATTAGTAAATATAGAGTTAATGATACAAATAATTATGCTTTTTATCCAGATATAAAACCGCCGCGAAATAATCAAGTGGAAAAAAATATTATAGTAGTAATTAATTCAAAAGATAGAGATTTGTCTATTTATCCAAATAGTAATAATTTCCAAGTTAAGTTTTCGCCAAATGGCGATACCATTGAAATACCCACTACTTTAAATCCTGATGGTAGTATTAAAAGAGAGCCTGCAACATTATATAAAGGATACCAAGGTGCTGTTATACAACAAGGATTAAAAAATATTAAACATATTAGATTATTAAATGTCACTGTCCCATTTAGTCCTGTTTATTATAATGGTAACTATCCCGATCAATTTAATGGACAAACAGATGTGATTAAAACTCCAAACCCAGGAGAAGGGGATGCATGGAACAAAAATTTAAATCATATGGGGACTGGATATTTACCTTTATGGCAGTTGAAAAATGAATCTCATATTGGTATACCAATCGATGTGTTAAATGAGCCTTATTTACTAGTGGATATAGATGAGATAGATACACAGCAATATTTTAGATCAACTAATATAGAAAATGAGAAAGCCTTTGCTCGTGTTATTAGTGATAAATTAATTGGTGCATATAGAACTTCATCATTTGCTGTTTTTAGTACATATTCTCCATCAGAACGAATGACATATGAACCTACACTACTAAGTCATATAGATAAAATGACTTTACATCTTAAAACACAATGTAATGAGCATTTATATGTGGGACAAGATAAAATTTATGTAAAGAAACTTAGTGATGGGGGTGAAACTGAAAATGAAAAAATTACTAATTCCTGTTTAAATATATCTGAACCTGAACCTGGAATTATTATTAAAATAGAACACACACATCCTGACTATAGGCAAGAAAAATGTATAGGTGACACTATTACTGGACATGGATTAAGACCGGGTGATATAATATATTTTTACTCAACAAAACCTTGTAAAAGTGAATTTGCTTCTAATCTAAATAGTAGCTTAACAAAGATACTAATAAATAATAAAAAATTATATGTTTTTTATGAAAGCCGTCCCACAAAAAATGGTAAAAGTATTCCAAGTAAGCCTAATAATTGTTATGATGAAAAATATTATAGTTTAAAAATGAATAATTATATGGAAATAGGAGATTATATAAGTTATAATGGCTATTTATATTATGCAAATGCGTTTGGAAGTACAATAGATAAAGGTTTTTATGTAGAGTTAATAAACCATCCGATTACGAACATAGATGAATATACATCTGCAAATATTGGAATAGTTAGGAAAAATAAAAGAGGTTTTAGTGATAATAATCCATGTTCATTGATATATAAAGGAGGTCATATTGTAACATATATTAAAAATCAGCATGAATTTATTATAGATATACCGGGAGGTAATTTAAATAATATTTATAAAAATTTAGATAAAAATACATTATTTTTTATAAAGAAGCATTTACAAATTAGTTATATGTTTGAATTTACTATCGTAGAAAAAGAATACTCGCAATTAACATCTGATATATTGTAAAATTATTTTATTTATTAATAAATAAATTTTTATATAATTTAAATTCATTTTTTTCTATCTTAAAATTATATGACACAAACATCAATCACTCTATCTTATTTTATATCTTTAACAATAACACTAATATCAGTATATTGTTTACATATATTAGCTCCCAATATGATAAATATAATTAAATTTTTTTTAATCCCTATCACTATTACACTTGTAACTATGTTTTTATTAAATAAATTAATACCTACAATAGATTCAAGTGGCAATAATATATCTGATTATATAGAATATAAATTATCCAAAGGGGTTGATAATACAATATATTATCAATTATTCCCTCCATTATTAATAGTATTAATTATTTTTTTTGTGTTGGCATATTTAGGTATATTTAATTAAAATAAAAATAAAATATCTTATTTATTTATATGAATAATTGTAGTCAAGTAGCACATAATATTTTAATGAATGAACATATTTGGTATAGATACAGATTTATTATTGCTATAATTATAGGATTTTTTATTGGTATAATGTTTCATAGTCCAAGTGTGTTAGGTAGTTCTTGTATTGTATCGATGTTATCTTCTATAGTTGTATACTATGGCATTGAATATTATGCTAAACAATCTATTGATAATAATGATATAAAAGATTTATTAGAAAAATGTCAATCGATGTCAAGTGTTAATATTACATCAAAATTAAACGCTGTAAATTCTGTATTAAGAAAAGATACACAAAGAATAATGGAAAATTTTAGTGGGATTGCATTAGAAAAGGCATCTCATGAAAAAAATTGCAATCAATCTAATTATGATTTTGTTAATAATGAAATTATTAATAAAAATAAAATAACAAATACATGTAGTTCATCAATGTTAAATGAAAATAATGCATATGCGCCATCGACAACTAGCAATGAAGTTATGTATGAAGGGTTTAGGAATCCATATGCTAATATTAACTCTAATTATGAAGTATTAAATAATGACCCAGTACCATCCCCACCTGCACAAGTAAGTCCAAGTGCATGCTTATCATGTGGAATTGATAAATGTTCACCTGTTTGCTCAGGAGCAGATGAAAATCCGTGTAATTTACAATTATCTACACCGGGCCCCCAATGGCAAGTGCAAAGTGCACAAGCAGTTCAAAATAGATTAAATAATGGTAAATTTGTTCCTAATAGATGTCCATTATAAATTCATAACATTATCTTTTTAATTACTATATGCTTAAAATTCTTGTATTATTATTAATAATAATAATAATAATAATAATTTATTATGTTATGAATAGAAAAGAAAATTTTGGATTATATCCAGTTCATGGAGATTTCTGTGAAAAAAGAGGCTTAGCTAAATCTTATATACCTCAGGGGTGTAATTTACCAAATGGATATACTAATAATAAAGCAAATTGTAGATGTGTTGACCCAGCTACTGGCTTATGTGCTCTTTGTTATCCTTCTTCAAGGAAAACATTTGTTATGTTTGCTGATGATAAAAATAAATATAGGAAAAAATTTTAAATAATAATTTTAATAATTAATCTAACCAGAACAACTCTCACATACTAAATATTTACTTTTCTCAAGAGATATTGAATCTAAAGTAAATTTTTGTGTTTGTGTCTTAGGTTGATTTCTTATATAATAACTTCCTGTTTTTAATCCTCTTTTCCATCCATAAAATAAAGCTTTGGATATTGTTTCAATTGTAGGTTCTATGAAAAATAAATTTAAACTTTGAGTTTGACAAACGAAAGGTCCTCTGTCAGCTGACATATCTACCAAAACCTTTTGTTTTAATTCCCATGCTGTTTTATATTTATTTTTAATTTCATTTGGCAATTTTAATCTTTGAATACTTCCATTATCATTAATAATTAAATCTTTTATTTCAGAGTTCCATAGATTTAATTCTTTTAAATCATAAATTAAATGCTTGTTAATAATTGTAAAATCTCCTGCTAATGTTCTTCTAATATAAATATTATTAGTATATGGTTCAAAACATTCATTATTACCTAATATTTGTGAAGTAGATGCGGTTGGCATTAATGCAACCAATAAACTATTTCGAACACCATGCTTAATAATTTCACTTCTCAAAGTATTCCAATCATATCTATCACTTGGTTTAGTTTTCCATAAATCAAATTGAAATAATCCCTCACTTAATGGAGAACCTTTAAAACTTTCATATGGACCTTTTTCTTTAGATAGATTACAAGATTCATTCATAGATGCCCAATATATAGTCTCAAATATTTGTATATTTAACTTCTTAGCAGAATCACTGTCAAATGAATATCCTAATTTAAAAAAACAATCTGCTAAACCTTGTACACCCAAACCCAATGGTCTATGTTTTTTATTAGATAATTCAGTTTCGGGAACGGGATAATAATTAATATCAATAACTCTATTTAAATTATTAACAAGTACTCTACATGATTCTTCTAACTTATCAAAATCGAATTCTAATTTAAGATATTTCTTGAATTCATTATATCCACCAATAGGTACTTTACTACCCGTTTCAAAAACTTCTTCTATATCATATTTTTCTAAAATAATAATAGGCATTGAATTTATTAAAACATTATAATCTTCCTCTAGACTTTCATAAAATAAAATTCTTTCATTCTTATTATCTAATTTATATTCTATATAATTTAAATTATTTCTTTTTAATAAAATTTTTAACTTATTACAATTAACACAACCTGATTTACTATAAATATGAATTTTTTCATTAATATTATTTTTTATACACGAAGGCAAAGATATTGATGCTAATGTACAACACGCATATTCTTTACTATCCGAATATTCAACTATCTCAGCACATAAATTAGAATTTTTAATTGTTCCTAAATTTTTTTGATTAGATTTTATATTAATATGATCTTTATATAAAATATAAGGAGTACCTGTTTCAATTTGTGATATTACCAAATTATTCCATAGTAATCTGGCTTTAATTTGTTTATTATATAATTTGTTTTTTTCATATTCTAAGTATTTCTCTTCATAATCTTTACCATATAAATTATTTAATTCTTCACATCGGTCGGGACTAAATAATGACCAGATTTCTTCATTTTTAACTCTTTCCATAAATAAATCAGGTATCATTAATGCTAAAAATAAATCTCTAGTTCTCATTTCTTCATCCCCATGATTCTTTTTTAAATTTAAAAAATCTAATATATCAGGATGATGTGGTTGTAAATATACAGCGATCGAACCATTCCGCTTACCTCCTTGATTAACTGCTCTTGCTGTTGAATTAAATACTTTTAAAAAAGGGACAATACCATTCGATTTACCATTTGTTCCTCTAATATGAGAAGCATGTTCTCTGATATCACTAACATTTATTCCCAATCCACCTGCATTTTTTGATATTTTAGCACTATCGCTAATTACTTTAAAAATAGATTCAATAGAATCATCACATCCCAATAGGAAACAACTTAATAATTGAGGTCTATTTGTTCCACAATTAAATAAAGTAGGTGTAGCATGAATAAAATATTTTCTAGACATGTAATAATATGATTTAAATGCTTTGGGTAAATCATCTAAATATAAAGACAAACAAACCCGCATTATCATATCTTGTATTCTTTCAACAACAATATCATTTATTTTAAATAAATATGATTTTTCTAAAGTTTTAAATGAAAAATAATCAAAATTATAGTCTAATTGATAATCGATTTCATTGTTTATCTTATCTTTATTATTTATAACAACATTAAACAAATCCTTAGATATTAAAGATGAGTGTTTCCCATTTATATCTTTAAAATTATAAAGTAAATTTATTTTATCACTAAATAAATTTAATGTATTTTTATGATTATTTGAAATTATAATTCTATCTGCTAGAATACCATAATCTAAATGTTGTGTTATTAATGAAGCACATATTCTAGCACTATGTTCATCTAAGTCTTTAGTATTTATATTATTATGTATTTCTTCTATAACTTTTTTAGATATTGTTATGTGATCGACATCTAAATTATAACATAAACTGAATATTCTTTTTGTTATTTTATCAAATGATATTATTTCTTTTTTACCAGACCTTTTTATTACTTCCATTATTTATTAATATAATAATTATTATTTTATATGATTACTCAAATGTTACATCATTAAATTCTATTTTCTTTAATTCTTCTTTATTATTTGCAATTTTAATCTCACCGTTAAATGAATTATCATTTACATCATTTAAATTATCGAATATTTTATTTATTTCTTCTTCTAGTGTTTCTTCATCAAAATTCTCATCTTCGTCTTTGTTTTCATCGGATATACCTTCCATAAATTTTTCTTCATCTAACATAATATCAAAAAAATTAGTACCAATTGGTGCTTTTTGACCAATCATAATATTAGAAGATACTCCTTTCATATTATCAGATTCGGAAAATACAGATGCTTTTACTAAAACATCTACAACTTCTTCGAAAGATGCTTTCGCAAATGGACTATATTCAGCTGATTTATTTATACCATATCTAGCTATCTGCATAAATTGACCACTATAGCAAATTAAATCTGATAATAAAGAATGATGTCTATATACTATTTCGTTATCTAATAAAGTATTAAATTCTTGTACTAAGAACTCTCTGGCAGCTTCAATTCCAAATAATTCAAGTATTTCATTTATATCATTAGAAATCGTTTTATATGAATCTACCATTGGATTCAAAAATATATCTTTTAAATTTGTACCTTCTGTTATTAATATTCTTTCATCTTTAAAAGAATAAGAACCATCTAAATTATATACAATATTTTTAACTGGATTTATTATTGATGACCTGATACCTTCAATTCCATGTATATTAATATTAACAATATTTTTTTCTAATTTATTAATATATTCCAATGTAGATACACCCTCTTGGTTTTGAATACTTAACTGCATAATTAAATTATAAGAATTATCATCACTTACTATACAGCTAATATTATCATTAATTAGTACTTCATTAATTATAAAAGATATATCTATCATTGTAAGATTTTTACTAATTAATTTTTCTTTATCAAATTCTATATTTAATAACCATTTAGATTTTTTATCACAATCATTTGTTTTTATTAAATTATTAAATTCATTATGTATCTTAGTAAACTGATATTTTTCATTTAGTAATTCTTTATTTTCATCACTTCCGTAAAGAATACTAGTAGATTTTACTATATCCTCCATTTTTGTATATATAATTTTAGACATAGCATATTGTGCCATTTCCATAGTAGAACTATATTCATTTTTTAAATACACAATCATCTGAGGAGCTTTTACTGTCTTTGATACATTTATAATTTCTGAAAATCTAACAACTGTGCTTGTTATAGCATGTCCTGTTCCTGCTGTGTGAAAAGTATTTAATGTAGATTGCTGAAGTGTTTCATAATACGACTGGGCTACTAGAATTCCAACTTCTTCTCCTGGTTGAACGAAGGAATTTAATATTTTATCTTTTAATTTTTCTAATAAATAATCATATGTGTGTCTTGTAAATCTCCATTCAGTTATACATTTTTTAGTAGATAATAATGATTTAATCAACACCTTTAGTAGAATCATAGCATCCTTCTCTTTAATGTAATACATAAATGAACTAATTAATTTATCATTACTTTCTAATATATATTTTGGATTTAAATCGGACAATTGAGAATTTGTAATTTTAAATCCAAATCTTATATTATGTATTAATCTAAATAAGTTTACAGGAGATAAAAAATCATTATCCATTGTTACAATATTGCAGAAGTATTTCTCTCTTAAATTATCTCTATACTCTAATAAGTCAGAATATTCTTCTTCTACCATATTTTGTATACTTTTATCTTTTAAAATTTCTTTAGTAGTTTGATCATCCAAAGATAAATAAATATCATCTTTTTTATCATTTAAATCATAATAATATGTTTCTTTTAATTCATTATTATCTAATTTTATTAATTCTAATTTTTGTTTTTCTATCATTATAGGATCCATATTATCATCCCCATATTGAAATTGTATTATATGATTCATAGAATTTCTAACTGTTAAATCATACATAACTTTTATATCTTCTGTCGCTTTTATCAATCTTCTAGATACATAACCTACTCCCGCTGTTTTAACTGCCGTATCAATAACACCCATTCTCCCACCCATCGCATGAAAGAATGTCTCTTGTGGTGATAATCCCTCCAAAAATGAATTTTTACAAAAACCACATGCTGATGCAGAATAATCATATTTAAAATAATGAGGCAATGTTCTATCTGTCCATTTAAACTCAACTCTGTGACCCGATATATCTTGTTGTCCAACAATTCCAGATATCTGACGCATATTTAATGTAGAACCCTTTGAACCAGATACTACCAGTCTATTAATATTGTTCATTGGATCTAAATCACTTGACACAACCTTTGTACAATAGTCTTCTATTCCTCTTAATGATTGTCGAATATCAGTTTCAATTTTAATTTTTAAGTATTTCTTATCTAAATTTGGATGATATATCCCCTTTGAAACTTGTAATAGTATTTTATTTACCTTATCTATTCCAATTATTTTATTTTCATCCATATCTGATATTTTTTTATTATTTGGTAATATATCACCTACAGAAAAAGATAATGAAAAGTTCTCAAACCATCTAGTAATTATCCTCTGTATATCATCTAAAAACACTTGACATCTTTTACTATCATATGTATTATAAATTAATTGAATTAACCCTCCTGATGTAGATCCTAATATTTTCTTATCCAACGCACCATCTTTCAATATTCCATCCTCTATAAAGAAAAAGTTATCGGATGAATTCTTCGTTTTTAAACTAATACTTGGTAATATCATTGATATTATATCTTTACTAGTCCAATGTTCAATATCATTTTCAACACTAGAAGGTTTCCCTAATATAAATTTATCATTATAAGCAAAAAGATTCATAACTTCTTCTTTTTTAAATTTTAAATCAAACATTGTAAATGAAAATGATCCTACCAGTGTATCTTGGACTATTTTTATAACAGGTTTACATTTACCTGGTGTAATTATATTTTTAGGAACTAATGCTATTTTTTCTAATTCAATTTTACTAGTATAACTTTGTGGAACATGCATATTCATTTCATCTCCATCAAAATCTGCGTTATAAGGAGTTGTAACTGTAACATTTAATCTAAATGTTTTCATTGGTAAAATTCTAACTTTATGAGCCATCATACTCATTCTATGTAAAGTAGGTTGTCTATTAAATAATGCAATATCACCATCAACTAAGTGTCTATATAAAACATCACCTATTTCTAGTGTAATTGATGCTGGATCCCTATATTTTAAAGAATATTCTGCATAACCTTCTGAACCATCGTTTTTAATTTCTTTTTTCTTAATTCTTTTAACACCTGGATATTTATTAGGGCCATTTAATAATAGTTTTTTCATTTTATTAATATTAAATTTAGTAACCATTTCAGGGAATGTTAAATTCATAGCAACCGATAAAGGAATTCCAAATTCATCGATATTAATATTGGGATCTACCGAAATCACTGTTCGAGCAGAATAATCTACTCGCTTACCCATTAGATTATGTCTAATTCTACCTTCTTTTTGCTTTAATCTTTGAACCAAACCTTTCATTTTCCTCTGCGATCTTTGTTGTAATGGACCAATACCTGAAATTTCATTATTTATTAAACATGTTGTATATAATTGAAGTAATCCATGATGAGTATCTATTATTTTTTTTTCACAATTTTCATCTATTTTTTGCTTTAGAAAATTATTAGCTTTTACCAATCCAGCTAGTATATGTGTCAAATCATCTTCTGATTTAAGATCATTATTAGTAATTGCTGGTGGCCTTACCGACGGAGGTGGCATTGGTAAAACTGTTAATATCATCCACTCTGGTCTTGAAAATGTAGGATCAAATCCTAAAAAACTTGAATTTACATTATTTATTCTTTTTAATATTGTATAACATTGCAATGGACTAATTCTAACTTTTGTAAATTTATTTCCTTCGCTATTCTTAATAACCTCTTGGTTCATATCAGCATAAATTGCTAAAACATCATCATTTGATGGTAATTTACCACCTTGAAATTTTTCATATTTATTAGGCTGTAGTGCATAACAAGGAGAATTATATTGGCATTTTTTTATTTTTTGAGACTCATTATATATAATTTCAAATCTTTGTTTATTTGATTTTCCTTTTAATTTTCTTTGTATTTTTTCATCACTTTTATTTACTAGTATATTAGAACATCTAATACATACACACTTCATTGTTTTTTTTACAAAATCAATATAATTTATATTATAAACAGGTTCTGCTAATTCTATTCTGCCAAAATGTCCAGGACATAAATCATTAGAACAATAACATGTTGCACAAATTCCATTTTTATCAACTGTTCCCATTCTTAAATCAAATAAACCATTTGGCTTGGGTTCATCACCCTCGTAGGTGTCTGGATACAAAATCTCACATACACTACCTTTTCTAATTTCATCTGGATTCATTAAGCATAATTGTAATTTTTCTATTTTACTAAAATTTCCTTTTTCTAATTCATCTGTTAAGTTTAAAAATGACATTACTTTATATATATTTATATATATCTTTATATAAAAAATTAATTCATTTTTTTATATAATCTAATTATAAAATGGAATCATGTGTTCAAACAAGATCAATGAAAAGGAAAAATATGGAAAACTTAAAAAAAGATAAAAAAGATGATAGTGATGATGATAATTTAGAAAATATAGATGATTTAATAAATATCTTAAAAACAATTAAGAAAGTTAAAACAAAATTAGATAAAAATATAATTGATAAAGATTATACTAATATCTCAGATAATAGTTCATCAGGTGAAGAATCAGATTCCAGTGAATCATTAGAACTAACAGATGAAAGTGAATCTGAAGATATAAAAGAAGATAAAAAAGAAGATAAAAATAATGAATTTAAAATATTAGAAAAAAAATTATTTGATATCAATAAAGAAACTTTATGCTTTAAGCATAAAATCTTAAAAAGTAATTTTAATGATGAAATTAAGAGAATTATAATCGAAAATATTAATTCTTTTAATAAAATGTCAAAAACGTCAAGCGATTATAATAAATTAAAAAGTTGGATTGATACTATAGAAAAAATCCCATTTAATAAATATGTATCATATTCAGTAACACCTAAATCATCTATTAATAACATAACTAAATTCTTATTAAATTTACAACAAAATTTAAATAATTGTATTTATGGACAAGAAGATGCTAAAGATTCTATATTACAAATAATAACACAAAATATAACAAATCCTACAAGTAATGGTTCTGTTATAGCATTAAAAGGACCTCCTGGGGTAGGTAAAACATCATTAATAAAAAATGGACTTTCAAAAGCATTAAACACACCTTTTTCATTTGTTTCCTTAAGTGGTGTTAATGATGTTTCTTATTTTGATGGCTTCTCTTATACATACGAGGGTTCAAGACATGGTAAAATGGCAGATATTTTAATTAAAGCAAATTGTATGAATCCTATAATTTTTTTTGATGAGTTGGATAAAATTAGTTTTACTGAAAAAGGACAGGAAATTAGTAATTTATTAATACATTTAACTGATTTTAGTCAAAACAATTCATTTGAGGATAAATACTTAGGACCAATTTCTTTAGATTTTTCAAGAGTAATTTTTGTATTTTCATTAAATAATGAAAATTTAATTAATCCTGTATTAAAAGATAGATTACAAATAGTTAATTTAAAAGGATTTAATAATAATGATAAAATTAAGATTGCATTAGAATATTTAATTCCCTCTATAATTAAAAATATTGGAATTAAAGATAAAATTATTATTAATAAAGAATGTATTCTTCATATTATAGAAAAATATTCAAATAAAGAAGAAGGAGTTAGAAATTTGAAAAGATCTTTAGAAATATTATTAAGAAGAATTAATATTTTAAAATATAGTAAAGGTTTGAATTTAAAATATCAAATTACAAATATTAAATTTCCATTTAATTTAACACTTAAACACATTGATATTTTATTAAAAGAAAATAAAATAAATATAAATACTTCAGTGCATATGATGTATTTATAATATATATAATATATATAACATGAAAAAAAATATTATAAATCCTTTTTTTATAATATTAATAATTTTAATATTATTAATATTTTTTCATTTATATTTAAATAAAGAAATATTTAAAAATAATGACAATAGCATAAAGAATGCGACCAATAATTGGATAAATGCAGTAACTATAAATAATAATCCTAAAGAAGTCGCTTCATTATTTTGTGAAGATGGTGTTCTTATTGGAACAGTTTCACAGATTAAAAGAAAAGGGGTTAATATTGAGAGATATTTTGATTATTTTGCTAAATTACCTAATATACAAGTAGTTAGTAGAAAATATAAAATTAGTAAAATAGATAATACAATATATGTAAATAATGCTTTAATAATATGGAAATGGGATGGATTAGATGAACCAGTTACAGCAAGAATGACATTTATTTTCAGAATAGAAAATGGAAACCCATGTATATTCTTACTTAATTCATCGGTATTACCAGATGTTAATGATGATTTATTAAGAATTAGTGGAAGAAAATAAATTAATTTTAACAAATATATGATTATATAGATGGATAAGTAGGATAATTTTTATTACCACCTCTTGTTTCTCCTATAAAATGTCTTTGTTCTGGTGTAGTACAAACACAACCCATATCGGTAGTATATGTGCTAGGACAACAAGCCATTGATACTTGATTTTTATTAAAATAAAACATACTGTTATTTACAGGTACTACAAATTTACTTTCACTTGCTAAGGGTAATTGATGTCCTTGTGGTGTAAACATTTTATTACTATTTAAACTAGAATTATTGGGTTGGTGTCTCCAAATACTTTTACCCCCAGGGTCTAATATTTTATTAGAATATGATATATTTACTCCATTACCTATATTATAATTTAATGATGAACCAATGTTGCTCATTTATATAATAGTGAGAGAAATTATTATTTAATATAAATTACTTTACAACCACCACACATGAATAATTGTTTTAAATTTATAATTGTTTTAAATTAATTGTTAAATATAATTTTGAGAATCTCATTTCGAGATAAACCTTTAAATATTTCATATGAAACATCTATTGTTTTAGTATGTATCCATTTATTCTTAAGATACTTAACCCATATTCTTGGACTTAAATGCACCTTATATATTATTAATCTAATAATATCATAAGATATGATATTATTATATAGACATAATTTGACTAGATATAAAGAAATATATGATAATCTTAATTTTGTATAATATAAATCTTTAACACTAAGTTTATTTTTATTTAATGAACTCATTGAGTCATTACAAATACTCGCTATACTAATATTTGCATCACATATATCTAATAGAAATCTTTCATTTTTGATATGATCTATAGTTTTATCCGATAACACGTGAAAAGGTTTTAGTTTTTTATAATAGTTATTCTTAATATAAATAAATAATATCTTATGTATCGTATTTGAAGGAATTACCAAATATTTAGAATCACATATTGGTTGAAATTTAATTGTTATGGTATAAGGAACTATGTATATAATTCCATACACTGATTTAAAACTATAACACTGATGATATTCGTCATATTTATTTATATGCGATACATTCTTAACACTTTTTATTATATTATCATTAAATGACTCAGTTATAGAATATAAAACATCTAAACTATTTTTAATAATAAATTTTATTTCATAACAAATATTAGTAAAATTAATATCTAATTTAAATTTAAATCTATATTCTTTATTAAATGAATATATGTGATAACCATCTCTAATAAATTCAATATACTTATTACTATTTATGATATTCTTCCTGGTCATAATTGACCTCCAAATAGATTGACATTTTATTATATCTACTATATTTCTATTATAAAACACATAATTCTCTTTATTTAGGTATTTATTATTACTTAAATTAGTTAGCTTCCTCCTAATACATTTTTGCATAGAAATAATAGTACTCGACGCATCACATATATATGAGGGTTTAAACTTTAATTTCTTATTACCATATTCTGACTTAATTTTTTTTAATGTATAAGCGACCAAGTAATCTTTATATTTAAATTCCGTAACTTTATCATATTTAAATAATATATTCGATGATTTTATATTAGTATAATTATACTTGCCATATATTGCTTTTTTATATTCATAATACTTCCCCCTTGCACTTTTATAATAATATGCGTTTGTTACTTTATATTTAACCATTAAGCATATTTTTTTACTAGAGAATATTCTCAAAATCCCATAATAAACTGGTTTAATGCTTAGATGATGTTTTATAAATCCTTTTAGTTCATTTTTATTTAAATAACTATATCCTGTTATATGATTATCCTTACACATCTGTTTTAATTCATCAACATTTAAATTGTTTATGTTATTCATATTATTTCATTATATATATATAATTACTTATATAAATCATTTTTTATATAAAAGTAATTATAATTTTAATAGTAGATGGAATTTAAAGTTGCTCAAGGTTCACAAGAATGGTTAAATAAAAGATATAATTTAATAACTGCTACCAATGTTTCTTCTTTACTGGGTTTAAATGGTTATAATACATATATAGAACTATTAAAGCAGAAAGTGTTACCAGTGGAGGAACATACATTAAAAACTAATTTATTTAAAATATGGGGGACAAAATTTGAAGAATATGCTAGAAGGATATATGAATTAAACCATGATAATGTTAGAGTTCCTGGTTTATTTATTCATAAAGAATACGATTGGTTAGGTGCTACCCCTGATGGTATTATAAAAGATAGTCTATTAGAGATAAAATGCCCAATATATAAGATTTCGGATGAGTGTCCTCCTAGTTATTACGCTCAAATACAAATACAATTAGAAGTAACTGATTTAGAAGTATGTAAGTTATTTCAGTGTTTATTTAAATTTTATTATAATAGTGAGGAGTATGAAATAAATGATAATAAAATTAAAGGTGAAATTTATTTGGATAGTGAGATACATTATTGGTATTTAGATGATTTTTTAGAATTAGAAGTTAAAAGAGATAGAGAATGGTTCAAAGACAATTTCTTAAAAATTCAAGAATTTAAAGAAACTATTGATGAATATAGAGTAAAAGGTTATGATAAATTAATATCTATTATAAATAAAAATAACTTTATAAAAAAACACAATAAAAGAAGTAAGCAAAATATAAATTTAATATATATTCATGAGATAAATGATTTTTATAATTATACTAAAAAATCAGTTGATCCATTGGTAGATTATTTAAATTATTACGGGAGTGATAAATATATAGAAGAAAAGGATTTACAATTATTACATAAGAAAGATATATCATGGTATATAAAAAGAGAAAGAAATAAATTTAAAAGTGATTTTCTAAAAGAATTAGAATATATAAAACTAGAATATAATAAAAACAAAAATTACAATTCTACGTTAAATATACAATATCAATTACTTAAGAAAACATATGAATGTATTAAAAATAAAAATGATATTATTTTAAATTCTACTTTATTTCATAATAAAAATATAATATTAAAGCCAGATGTTTTAATATCCACAATAAAATTAAATAAATTATTTAATACAAATTATCAGAATAATTTTTATAATATAATTGATTTTAAATTATCAATGAATAATAATTTTTATGAAGATATTAATTTCTTAAAATTAGTATCTTATTTATACAAATCTATTGGATTTAATTATTTTATTCTTCAAAAAAATAAAAGTTTAATTCTAATAGAAGCAGATGATGAATTTATTAATTCTTCTTTAAATTGGATTAATCAAATGAAGATATGTGGATTTACCTGGAATATTAATACATTACATAGATGGGAATTATTTCCAAATATAAAAAACGATAAAGATATTATTTGGAGTAGACTTAGAAGAAAATTAGCAATTGATAAGAAAGACTTAAGTTTATTATGGTATTGTAAAAATAATTCAAGAAAAGAATATATTAAAAAAAATATAACATCTTATGACGATAAAAGATTAGATTTAAAAACTTTAATTTTTAGAAACTATAAAATTGTAAATAATATGATAAAAAATAAAAATAAAATTTCTTTTAATAAATTACCAACTTTTTCAAGTAAAAAATCATATTTTGTTGATTACGAATCAACAAATTCTTTATCTACAAATAGATATAATTTTAAAGGCAATTTAGTTTATTTAATTGGAGTTGGATGGGAGGATAAATGTGAATGGAAATTTAAGTATTTTATTAGCAATAACTTAAGTAAAGAAGAAGAGGTTAGAATATTTAAAGAATTCATAGATTTTTTAGGGGTAGATTATATTATTTATCATTGGGCATCACATGAGCAAAATGAATTTAAGAGAGTAGTATCGGATAATAAAGATATTTTTAAATTTAAAAAAGATAATTGGGTAGATTTATGTTATTTATTCCAGCGTAATGAAATATTGATAAAAGATGTTTTTTCATTTAAATTAAAACACGTAGCTAGTAAATTATTCCAATATGGATTAATAAACACAGATTGGGATAATAATTCAGTAGATGGTCAATTTGCGTTAGTATATCCATTACTTAAGACTGAAATTGATAATAAATTAGATATAGATTTTACAATGAATAAAATTATAAAATATAATGAAATTGATTGTAAAGTAATGTGGGAAATTATTAAGTTAATTAAATCACTTCAAAAATAATAACATTAATTAATATATGATTACAAAAAAAGATTTTAAAATAGATTATTCAATAACTGATAATTATGTATTTGTAAAAGATTTATCAAATTCAAGTATTATTAAATATGAAGTAATATATTTACAAGATTCTAAGAAATATATTTTGATAATTGGAAATATAAAACATATTTATTCACAAGTATTTATATCAATTAAACTAAAAGATAATAAATTAAATACTCATTTTCCCAAATTAAAAACCTTTGGTAAAGTAGATAGTTCTTTTTTTAAACGTTTTCCATTAAAAATAAAAAATAATCTATATTTTTATATTATAGATAAAATACCAGGATATTTCTTTAAAGATGCTATTATTAATCAATTAATTGATATTTATCAATTTAAACAATTATTAAAAGATTTTTTAATAAATTTTTCTAAGCTTAATAAAAAATTAGGATATTTAAATTATAATTTAAATGGAAGTACTTTAATATTTGAAAATAAATCTAATAAGATTACAAGATTAAAATTTAATTCTTATAAGTATTCATTAATAAAAGGATTAAATAATGTTTATGATAATAATTTAAGAAAATTCATATATCAATGTCCATTTTTATTAACACAAATTAATAAATTAGATTATTTAAATAATTCTATACTTAAAATTAATTATAATAATAATGGAAACTATGATATTGTATATATTTTAAAATTAATTAATATAACTGAAATAATATTAAATGAAATTCCTAAACCAATAACTTTAAATAATAATGAAATAAATTTTTTTAATTCTAAATTATCATTAGGTGATAAAATTGATTACTTATTAAAATTTCCTTATTTTAAAAGTTATAATTAATTACATTATTATATTTACATATTTTGTTCCAAATACAAAATAATATATTACTGAAAAAAAAATAGATATAAAACACCACCAGCTACCTATTGATCCTTTTATTATTATTTTTATTAATGTTATTATAATAATTGAATATAAAATAATTTTCCAATTGGGATAGAATATCATAATGGCAAAGATAAATGCTCCTAATATACTTATATCACTGCCTCCCCAAATAGGAGATGATAGATTATTTCTACAAAATGGTTTAGAATATCCATTAAAATAATAAAAAAAATATATAGTTAACAATATACTAAAAATTATAATTAATGGATTTTTAAATTTATTTATTATATAAAAATTAAATAAAACTTGTATTGATAATATTAAAGGTATTAATATAGATGTTGTATAATAATTTAAGTTGTTTTTCTTCATTCCAGAATACCATAATAAAGCATCTGCGAATTGAATTGATGAAAAAATAAAAAGAAAATAAACATATTGTCTCTCTTTTACATTCAGTTTCCTTTGTAAAATTATAAATCCTAAAATATACGTTAAAATACCACCCAATAAAGATACCTCAAAACTATAACACATTATATTAAATATATGAGATTTATTATGAAAAATTGAAATTTTTTTTAAGAGTATATTAAATATATAATATATGAGATTAGTTATTAAAAATATTTCATCCGACCAATATATTAATGATATACCATTATCTTATAAATTATATGATAATAATAGTTTTACAGGTTATTTAAAATATAATAATAAATTGGCAGCTCTATCAAGAGTTTATGTCAAAAAACATTCAAGTAATGTAGAATTGGCGGATATATATATTATAGAAGAATTACGAGGTAAAAAAGCACCTAATGGTAAAAAATGGAGTCATATTATAATGAAGTCAATGTTAAATGCAATTAAACGTAGAAAATTTAAAAGAATATGGTTATGGGTAACATGTGATAATATAAAAGCTATAAAATTATATGAAAAATTTAATTTTAAATTTAAAAAATTTCCAGTTAATTTAAAAAACAAAATTTATAAAAAACATAAATGGTTAAGAGGGCATAAAATAGTTTATATGATTAGAAGTGCTTAAACTATATTATATAATTTATTAATTTTAATAATTATTAAATATATATGAAGGATTTATCAAATATAATTGTTAGGATAGCATCTCACATCATTGAATATAATTGGGAAAAACCTTTTATTATAAAAAATATAACTCCTAGCATAGGGACTGGTTTTTTTATAGATAATAAAGGTCATATATTAACTTGTTCACATGTGGTAGATAGTGCTAAAAAAGTATATATTTTAATACCATCAGAGGGGAAAGATAAATTTGAATGTGATGTTAAAGGTATATGTCCTAAATTAGATTTAGCTATTTTACAAATCAAAGGTTATAAAAATAAAAATTTTTATAGATTAGGAGATTCTGATAAAATTAAATTTGCTCAAGAATCTATCGCAATAGGATATCCATTAGGTCAAAATAACTTGAAAATAACTAAAGGAATAATCAGTGGTAAAGAAAAAGGATTGTTTCAGACAGATACACCTATAAATCCCGGTAATTCTGGAGGACCCTTAGTTATTAATAATATGGTTATCGGTGTAAATACAAGTGGTATTTTAGATGCGAATAATGTTGGATATGCTACACCTATTAATCAATATAAATTAATTGAAGAAGAATTACTAAATGGAAATAGAAGTATTATTTATCGACCAAAATTAGGTATATCTTATAATTATACAAATTCTAGTTTTCTAGATGTATTAGATAGTAAATGTAAAAATGGTATTTATATTAATAATGTAAATAAATATTCTCCTATATTTAAGACTGGGTTACGAATTGGAGATATTTTATGTAGTATAAATAATGTAAAAATAGATGATTATGGTATGCTAAATAAAAACTGGTTCAAAGATAAAATGACTTTAGATGAAATATTATTAACAATAAAAACAGGAAGTAATATTAATATAGAATATTCTAGAAGTAATAAAATTATAAAAAAAAAATTTAAATTCGATAATTTTAAATTAGGTGTAAGATATGAATATCCATTATATGAGAAAGTTGATTATTATGTATTTAGTGGATTAATTATAATGAACTTAACTAGAAATCAATTATGTAATAAGAAATTCATAAGTAAATTAAATAAGTATCATAATCCAATAAATAGAGATAATCCTGTATTAATTATAAGCGATGTATTACCAAATTCATTAATGCACATACAAGAGGTATTTTATCAAGGAGATGTAATTACCAAAGTAAATGGTAATGATGTTAATAATTTAATATTATTTAATAAATATATAAAAAAACCTATCATAAAAAATAAAAAAAAATATATCTCACTGGAAAGTGAAAATGGTAAAAAAGTTATTATAAAAGAAAATGAGTTAAATCATAATGTTGTCTAATTTAAAATAAACGATACCCATATCCATAGTTTAAATTTTGCTCTACTTTCTTGTAGAATTCATCTGAAAAAGGCTCTGTAAGAACATCTCGATAAGATTTTTCACGTAAACATTCATCTGAACAATGATCGACAAGAACATATCGATAACATTTATCACATAAACATTCATCTTTATCGATTTCCTCCTTACCACATTTTACACAATAGTATATGTGGATTCTAATAGATTTACGAGGAGAACATTTTAATCTATCTGTATGTAATTTCAACTTAAGACAAAACATTATATTTTTGTTATCAATTTTATAATGTGAGTAACTTTTTTTTAATTTTGATAAAATGTCAAGAAACAAAGCTTTATTCCTAATATTGGCAAAATTTAAATATTTGTTAATAAATGCGTTACTGCTATCAATTTTTATCTTCGATAATGGGTTTACATATTTTAAGCTCAATATTCCATTTTTACAAATCATCTTGTGGGCAACAGTGACCCCGATATAATATATTCTTTCTATAAAATATATTATATCACTCAGTGGTACTAGTAATTCGCAATTGAATTTTAACCACTCTATAATATCTCTGGGATCGAGTGAATCTATGTCAAAATTGATATAAATACCTTGACTGATTAATTTTCTCTCGCATAACAAAGTCAATAATAAATTACTCATTGTATTGTTTATTATTTATTACTAATTTTATAGAAATAAATCAATTTTTATTTTTTAAACATATTCATAACCAGCAGAAGGCTTTACACCAATCTTTTTTTTCTTAGATGTTTTTTTATTAGATGCTGAGTTAACATTTGAGTTATATACTGGACATGTAGGACAAGATGGACATTTTCCTGTCTTTTTCATATATTTTTTAAATGTTATCATATCCGGATGAGGGGGACATTTATTAGGAGGACATCTTGCGGGTGGTATCTGACTCTTAAGAACATAATTATTTAAATTTGGTTGCGGTGGTATCATAGATTTAGATATATAGTTATTTAAATCTGGATGATTACTTAAAGGACATTTACGCATAGCATTTTCACAAAAATTATTTTCTTGTTGTGATGGCGTATAATAGCATTTATATTCACCATCGGAATATTTACTAGGAGATTTAAATTGCTTATGGTGTACTTTTTTTCGTTTATTATTTAAAGGCGATAACCCCCAATTATAATAATCAATTTCACCATAAGAAGACATTGTAAATGCTTCATTTAAGTTAGGAATACACATTCCTAATACTAATACAAAAAGCAATAATAGGATAATAAAATAAAATCTAGTCATCTATATTATTATTAAAGAATTTATTGACAGATAGATTTTGATAAAATACCTTTGCAGTTATATAGTCCTTTTTGTGTCACTCCTTCAACATATGTAACTTTACTTAACCCTAATTTATTATCGTCAGTTTTACACGCGGCTTCTATCGTAGTATTGAGTTTACGATTAACTATTAGTTGACTAACACGCAGATTTTGATAAAATACCTTTGCAGTTATATAGTTCTTTTTGTGTCGCTCCTTCAACATATGTAACTCTACTTAACTTTATTTTATCGTTGTCAGATAGATTTTTACACGCGGCTTTTATCATAGTATTGAGTTTACCATTAACTATTGGGTGACTAACACCTAATGGTACACACCTGTCTTTGATACCTACAGCTATACCAGTAAATTCACCAGCTTTCATTAAATCCGCAACATTATTTTGATCACTTTTATATAACATTCCATGATTTACCGCCAAGTCACCTGTTTTTAAAAAATCCTTGTCATAGTACGTAGGATCACTTATATCATTTATTATCTCTTTAGTACTAGACATACAAGTAATAAGATCATCATTTTCACTATTCTTTTTACAACCTTCTGGAAGTATATCATTAAATTTCATATCAATTTCGATTTTACTTCCCTTTGAATTATTATTATGTTCAACAAATGTCTCAATATTTGAAAATACAGTAACTTTTAAAATTGTAGCAATTAATAAAATTAATAATATACATGCTAATGTTTTATATGATTTTTTCATATATATATATTAATGTAATATAATATCTAATTATTATATTCTAATGTTAATTTTAATATATTATCAGATTTTTTTGCTACTTCGTTTCTAATATCAGATATCGTCGATAATGTAATTGGGGACTTTGTATATGTCCCCACGTCTATAGATCCTAGAGTACACTTAATAGATAGATTAGATGGATTATATTCTATTAAAACGTCATCAATGCTTTTAAATGTGTTGGTATTTAATAATTTTGAAAAATCGTGATCAATTTTAATTACATTACTATTACTATTACTATTATCAAATGTTATCTTATCTATTACCTTACTACCTACTGTAAATTGTATCCAATTCAATTTATTTGAGTTTTTACTAGAACGAGAATTATGTCCATGTCCAGAACTAGAACGAGAATTATGTCCATGTCCAGAACTAGAACGAGAATTATGTCCATAACGAGAACCATATCCAGAACCATATCTAGAACCATATGATGAACCATATCCAGAACCATATGATGAACTAGGCATTGGTGGGGGGCGTGGGAATACCGATGGTGGAGGCCCAGTGAAAGTCAAATCTGGTCTCCCAGTGATTTTAGAAGCACCCATTATAAATACAAAAACTATTTCTATAGTGAAGATTATTAATAAAATAAATGCAAAAATATGTAAATCCATATATAATAAATAATTATATTTTTATTTTGTTATAGTTGGTTTTAATAAATCTGAATGTAAACTTAATAATTGCTCTTGAGAATCAGGATTATTTGACATCATTGGATGAAAAGATTTACATATATCATCTACTTTGTGTAGAGAATTAATATTATGTAAAACTTGATTTTCACAATGAGCCCTAATACTATTTTTACATTTTTTTGATAAATTTAATTTATCTCCATCTTTTAAGTTGTGTAATTCAGCACATGCTAAATTAGGATGTAATAATTTATTTTTTACATAAGAAGAAGAAAATAAAGGTTTTTTACCAGTAACATCTAAAAAATTATTATCTAATTCCTCTAAGCCTTCAACTTCACAATTAGGAAAATGATTTTTATAAACATTGGTTACATTATTAAAGTCTCTTCCTAAATTTAATTCACCATACATTCCATTTTCTGACGCATATTTACTTTTTTTATCAATATTAACTAAAAATTTATCATTTTCTTTATAAATCATAGGGCAATCGCTATTTAATTTATTTTGTTCTTTAAGAAAAGTATTATTATTATCAAAGTTTTCCACAACTTCTTTTTTCTGATAATTATCAACTATGTCATTCATAATTTTTTTTTGGAAGTAAGAATTTAAATATTTAACATCATTTTCTTCTAGGGATTTATTAAAAATACACATACCATATAATTTAGCATTCCAATTTCTCTGAGGATTAATAACAATGGAATTATTATTAAAATAAATTTTATTAGTTTTTAATGTTGTAATCTTCTTATCGTTTACATAAATATTTACTTCTCCTTCTTTATAAACAAATGTATAAAAAGTATTATTTTCAGTAATTATTTTCTGATCAATTGGATATTTCTTATCTGCTATTTCACAAACTAATTTACCATAACTATTTGGAATTGTTATCCCCATAGCAACTTCTTCATTTCCAGGTAATAATATAGCTTCACCAGTAATGTCTCCACCTTCACTACATGACATAAAACATAAAGTAAAATTATTATTATTTAAGCCAATTTTAATTGGAGAAGGTCCAACTAATTTCCTATCAGACATTAAAAAGTAATTATTTTTATGAATTGGGTCTTTCTCAAATAAGAAATTAAAATTATTTCCACTTATATCATTCCAAAATTTTTTATAAGTAAAATTATTTACATTTTCAGCATTTAAATATAACACTAATTTATCATTGTTAGGGAATTCGTCGTCTCCTATAATTGATTTATCTAATTGTAAACCAGTAATAAATCGTTTTCCAGTAGTATTATTTGGTTTATATCCAATAAAAATATCAATTATATCATCTACACTATCAGGAACACTAAATGGATAGATAACATATTTCCAAGTTAGACCATTTATTGCTAATTCCTTAAGAACATTTCCAGGGTCTGATAGAGCGTTATGTCTCTTTTCAGAATTTGTTAAGCGGACATTAAATAAATTATCTTTTCCATTCCAATCAGATGTGGTTGCAACCCATCCCGATAATTTATAATTTTTACCAGCTTCTAGTGGAGTAGAAATTTTATAATAAGAATCGCGTAATTCTTTACTATCGGATACCCCATCTGGTAAACTACTTTGTGATAAAACAACAGAACTATTAACTGGATTATCTATATTAACAAAATCATTATAAGGTTCAATATGAGTTTTTTTTATATTTTTAATATTAGAAAAATCTAATTTGTTATCTTCAAAATGTTCTAATTTAGATATTTTATTTGATTTATTGAAGTAATATAATATTGATATAATACTTAATATCAATATTAAAATAAATAATATATATTTTATATTCATTATATTTTATGATGATATAAAAATGATATCTATAATACTATGTTATCTATCTCCCTTTATAACTTAGTCTATATAAATCATAGTTATAATCCAAACTTTATATAACATAAAGATTTTTAATATTAGCATATAGAGTTATTGAAATAAAAAAATAAATTATATAAATATATGGATTCTTTAGATATATTAATAATTATATTAGTATTAATTATTTTTGTATTATTTTGTAAATATTTTAAGAATAATGAAAATTATCATAATTTTAAATTAGAAGAAAATAATGATGAATTATATGTATCACTTCAGGATAAAGTATTTAATGAAAATCACATTTATGAAAACGATATGAAATTATTTAATAAATATGCTCAATTATCAAATTGGACTAAGCCTTATATATTAGATGCTGGGACTGGTTTTGGTAGACATTTTAAATATATTAAAAGTTATGATTGTATAGGTGTCGATAAAGAAGCGTTATATTTAAAAAGAGCAAAAATAAGAAACCCATTGGGTGAGTTTAAGCAAGGTAAATTGGAAAATAGTGAATTATTTCCTCCTGAAACTTTTACACATATTATTTGCCCGATGGATACTTTGTATAACAATAAACCTAAAAATGAAATGAATCAAATTATATCTAATTTCAAGTACTGGTTAAAAGAAGGTGGAATCGTAATGACACATATATTTGAAAATCCTGATAAAATAGATCCTTCACCAAGAGAACATTCAATGTTTTATAAAGATAAAGATGGGAATTCACATGCATTAACTTATTTTGAAAAATTTACACACGATGCATACTTTAAAAAAGAAGAAGAAGAAGATTTTAAGCAAACATATATAGAAAAATATATAGTTAAGAGTGGAAATATGATACAGAAAATGAGAGAATTCTTCTTTATTCCAAAGAAAAATATGATAGAAAAATTTATTGAGAATAATTTTGATTTATTTCATATACAATCATTAAAAAATATTGATATTGAAGATTATACATTATATTTTTTTAAGAAGAAAAATTAAATTTATATTATTTTAAATATTTATATTATAAAAATTTATTCATATCTGGTGGGTCAATGCCATTCCGCAAATCATTGACATTAGACATTGATTGTTCTTTAATTGGATTTAATAAATCTTTAATACTTGAATATTTATTATTTATATCAGAGTTCCCAATAATTCCATTTTCAGATTCTCCATTCATAGGTAGTTCATTTTTATAAATAAATTCTTCTTGTAGTTTTTTATTTTCATGGATATAAAAACTATTAGTATCTACTACATTAGATTGAAAATTTGAACTCTCTTTATCTGATGTAAATTCATTAGAGGCTATCGGTCCATTTATAAATGAATATAATTCATCAGATGGGTCAATATTATCTTGTACATTAATTTTAACTTGATTAAATTTTTCATTAAATGAATAACTTACATCTAAATTCTTAATTACTAAATGAATAATTACAATACATAACATAAAATTTATAATATTTAACCATTTCATTATATTATTAAAATATAAATTATATTTATATTTTATTTAATAAAATATCAACATTTTTTTTTATATTTGGAATATCTAATTCTAAATCACTTAAATCAAAATCATTTATATATTCTAATATTTCTTCTTTTTTAATATAGGTTATAACTAACTCAAATATATTATTATTTTCTAAATGATAAAGTAAGATATCTTTTTTAATATTAATTTTAAATTTAAAAAATTCACTAAGTATCTCATCTAAATTATTATTTTTTATATAATGTTTAATTATTTTAAATAAATAAGACAAATCATATTTTTTAATTATTCTAACTACTTTCATCTCATCTAAGCATTTATTAAATAAAATATTAATACGTTTATTCTTAATAGGTAATAAATTATTAATAATTTTAGAATAATTAACTACTATATATTTATTTATTTTCTTATTGGATTTAAATAAATTCCAGCACTTATAAAAAGATTCTAATTCAATTAAATCTATATTTTTTCTTTTATTTTCTAAATTTAATAAATCATTTATAATAATTCTTAAATTATTCATATCAATCAAATTATTATAAATTAATAAAGACATAAAATTAATTGTTCCATATATTTTTCTTTTATTAATAGATATAAATTCTTCTTCTATATTTGATTTAATATTCTCAATAAAAATATTTCTTTTATTAAAAATATTAAATAAATAATTATATATATTTTTTATAAAAAAATTATTTTTATCAATGTCATTATTTAATTCATATATATTATTAAATGGACCATAACTTTCATTATTAAAAAAATAATAGTTTTTTTTAATAGTAATTAATTTTCTTTGAATTTTTTTATTAGCTGATATATCTATTATTAATTTTATATAAATATTACTTATATTATCATCAAACCAAATTTTATCTAATAATTCTTTAAAGAATAATGAATAAAAATTATCTAATTTTTCTAATAATAATATTATTTTCTTTAAGGATAAATTATAATTGCTTTCAGATAAATTATTAAATAAAAATTTAATATCTGATTTATTATCTATATTTAATTTCCATTTATTGTTATGAATAAAATTTCTTTGTTTTTTATTCTCATTTCCAGGAAAAGACTTATATTTATCTGTTTTACTAAATATTGGAATATATTTATCATCTTTCAATAAATTATGGTAGGAATTTAAGAAGTCTGATATGTCTATATTATTAAAATTTATTTTTTTTTCTATTTCATATATTGAAGATAGTGTATATATTTTTACCATGTATAGTATATATTAAAAATTATTTTTATATATATATATTATCGTTTAAAGGATTATTTATTTTATATAATAATAATGAGTAAATTTAGTAGCATAATAAAATATTGGAATAGTAATGTTCTTGAATTTAATAATTCAGATTTTAAAAAAAATATAATAGAATCTTTGTGTTTAGATTGTGTATATGATATATTGTCTATAACCAATAACGGAAAGAAAAAATTTAAAAAAAACTTATGTATTAAGGATAGAGATTTATATACACCATCTATGGGTATTAATAAAGAATTACCATATCTAAAACAATTTAAGCATTTAATATCGATTAATCCACCTGGTAAAAAATATTTACTTTACTTAAAAAACTTTAATAATAAGAATCAGGCTATTTTTATAAATAGATACAAAGATGTTCATATTAATTATGAACATAGAGTGTATAAATTACGATTATCTTTTGATGAGTCTTTATTTGAGGGAACTTTGATAGATGGCCAAGCAGTAAAGAAAAAAGATGGGAAGTGGTATTTTGTAATGAATGATATATATATGCTTAAGGGGTGTAATATTATGTTTAATTCATTTGAAGATAGATTGAATATATTAAAAAATATATTTGAAAGTGATACAAATTTTCAAATAAATGATAATAAATATACAAAATCTTTTATAAATAATAATACAGATTCTATATACTTTGAAATTAAATCATATTTTAATTATGAATATTCTTTAGACTTGGTAAAAAATTATTATAGATTTTTTAATTACTTTGATTCAGATAAAAAATTTAAAAATTTAGATAATAACGAAGATGGTTTTAATGGCGATGTTCCTAAAGGAATAATATTTACAAATATAGAAATTAATGCTACAAGTATATATTATATATTGCCTTTAGAAAAAAAAAATACATTTAATAAAAAAAATGTCAACATTTATAATAAAAATGTTAAAAACGTAAATAATCCTAATAAAATTCTTAAAAATGTAAATAATCCTAATAAAATTCTTAAAAATGTAGATAAATTTTATTTTAAATTAAAAAAAACTAAGTATTCAGATGTATATGAATTATTTTGTAATAAAGATAATTATGAGATATATTATAATAATTGTATTATTTCTACATTATCAAATAGTCAACTAATTAGTTCTTATTTTAAAAATAATGAATTAAATTTTGAAGTAGATTTAAAGGAATGCTTTAATGAATATATTTATGCAGAGTGTATTTTTGATAAATTTAATAAATGGGAGCCTATTAAAAGAGTAAATGAAATAGATTTATCGGATATTAATATTATAAAAAAATATGAATATGAAAATAATACTATGATTAAAAATATTCCAGAGCAAAAATTAATTGATTATGATAAAAATAATTACTTGGTTTATAATGAAAATAATATTACATTAGATAAAAAATTTATTGAAGATTTATTAAAAAAATATAAAGTCGATCATGTAATTAAAAATATAGAAATTATACAAACTGCTTTTGTACATAAATCATATTCATTGGATTATTTTATAAAGCAATATTCTAAAGATAAAACAGGTAAAACATATATTTCTTCTAAAATAGTTTATAATCTTTTAAGAAATAATAAAAAAGATAATAAGAAAGATTGTCTTGAGTTATTTAAGAAGTCATATGAAAGGTTAGAATGGTTCGGTGATGCTAAATTAGAAGATATAATATCTACATATTTAGAAAAAAGATATATATATGATGATGAAGGTTTTCTTACTACACTACGTAGTAAATTAGTACGAAAACAAACATTAGGTTATATTGGATATATATTAGGTTTTAGTAGATATATTATCTTATCTAAGCATGTGGATGTTTATGAAAATGGTAGAATGTGTATAGATATATTAGAAGATTGCTTTGAAGCTTTAATTGGTGCATTGTATACAGAATTTACCGAACAAAATTGTATATATAAATTAGAAGAATTTATTATAAATTTATTTGAATCAGAAATTAATTTTTCAGATTTGATTATGAATAATGATAATTACAAAGCAATGATTATGGAATATTTCCATAAAGAATATAATAAAAATCCATATTATAAAGAAGCAGATGATTCTGGTGAAAAAGGCATATTTAAAATGTATATCATAAATCCTAAAAACAAAGCAGTAATTGGTTCAGGAGAACATAAAATTAAGAAAAAAGCAGAGCAATTAGCAGCATTTGAAGGGTTAAAATATTTAGGTATAATTGAATAAATAAAAAAAATGATTTATATTTTTTACAATCTAAATAATAAAAACAAACTAATGTCTTTATCAAAAATTAGAAATTCTTATAATAAATTTAATATTAAATATGTATCTGTTAATATTCTCATTGAAGATGATAATAAAAAAATATTACCAGTAGCATCTTGGAAAAACTTAAAAACAATATCACTATGCAATGATGCATTCAATAAAAAATCATCAGGATTAGCTATTATAACAGGAAAAATTAGTAACATAACAGTTCTTGATTTTGATTCATCATCATCATTCGAAGAAGTAAAAGATTTAATACCAGATAATTCTCCAATAGTAAATACTAAAAAAGGCAAACATGTATATTTTTCATATTGTGATAAATTGAAGAATAATTCTAATAAATTTAATATTAAGGATATCGATTGTCGAAATGATGGTGGAATTATTATAGGTCCATTATCCCAATACAAAGATAAAAGTTTTCAATATACTTTTGATAAATTTGATGGTGATGTATCTAAAAATTTTGAATTATTTAATAAACTACCAGAAATACCTAAGAATCTATTAGATTTATTGATTAAAGATAAAATAAAAAAGGATATAAAACCAATGAAATATAATATAAATGTAATGAATAAAACTACAAGCGATAGATTATTATACATAGAAGATTTATTAAATGATATGCCAACAGAATGCTTTGAAGGGTATGAAAATTGGAGAAATATTGGATGGGGTATTGCTCATTTTTGTAGTAAAGACATAAGAGCATTGTCTTTATTTAGATTATTTTCGATGAAAATACCTGAGAAATATGATGAAGAAGCATGTAAAAAAATATGGGATAGTAATGATTTAGATAGAGAAGATCCTATTACTATTAAAAAAGTAGAGAAGATTAAAAGACAATTTAAGATTAAGAAGATGGATACTGATAGAATTGATAAAGATATTATTATGGAAATGATTGAGGAGGGAATGTTAGATGATGTAAGACAATATATAAATAGACATTTTGTTGTTATTAATGGACAAGATAAAGTATTATGGGTTGAAAGAGTATATGAAAATAATAAAGTTGTGGAATATATTATTATTAAGTCGAGTGTTGATTTAATAGAAAAAATGCCTAGGAATATTTCTATAGAGATTACATCAGGTAAATATATTCCAATAATGTCATATTGGAATAATTGGGAATATAGGAAACAATTTAATAAAATTGTATTTAAACCAGGCATTGTGAATAAGGATGAATTAAATTTATTTACTGGATTTAATTTTGAGAAAGATTGTGATTTTGATGTAGAATTAGATAAGATAAATAAAATTATATTTCACTGTAAAGAAGTCATATGTAATGGAGATGAAGATGTTTATGAATACATGTTAGATATCTTGGCATGGATATTACAGAATCCCAGTAAACGATTAGGAGTTGCGATATTATGTAAATCTATACAGGGCGTAGGTAAGAATTTATTTTTTGAGAACTTCTTTGGTGAAAAAATAATTGGTAGACATGCAATTTGTGTAGCTGACCCAGACCAAGTTGTTGGTAAATTTAATTCAAATATGGAAGGTAAGGTATATTCGGTTGTAAATGAATTAAAACAAGAAGGTAATTTTCAAAAGAATTCATCATTATTAAAATCATTAATTACTGATAAAACAAACAAGATTGAAAGAAAAGGAATTGATGCTGTAAATATAGAAAATTATAATAATTTTGTTTTCTTGACAAATAACCATAATGTATTGAGTGTTGAGCCAGATGATCGAAGATATTTATGTCTAGAGGCGTCAAGTAAATATAAAAGAAGAAAAAATTATTTTGATGAATTAGTTGATAATATGAATGATGAAAATGCGGAACACTTTTATCATTTTCTTATGAATAGAGATGTAAAAGATATGAGACATAGAACAATCCCTACTACAACGTATAAAAGAGAATTAATGATGGCTTCTACAAATAGTGTTATTAAGTTTATGAATGAATTTATTAAAGAAGAAGATATAGATGTTAACGATGCTCCCGATGAATATATAAGATATAATAAGGATGAATTGTATAGTAGGTATAAGAATTATACAGAAGACAATGGTACTCCTAAATTCAATAAGAATAACTTCAATATTCATTTAATGAATGATGATAAAGGTGTTAAAATGAAAATTGTTATAGATAATAAAAGAAGATATTATGAATTTAATTGGTTAGAAGTTATTGAAGATATGAAAGATAAGAATATATTATTTAGATAAAGATATTATGAATTTAATTGGTTAGAAGTTATTGAAGATATGAAAGATAAGAATATATTATTTAGATAAAGATTTTATAAATTTATTAATTATTAATCGACTTCCATGATTCCCCTGGTTTCCCTGATTTTCTTACCAAGCGCATCCTGATCTGATCGATAGGTGAGAGTGTTTCGTAATCGTCCTCGTAATCGACTGAGGATAGGATTGCGCATCCGTGCGCCCTGATCCGATCGAGACGTGACATTGTCTTGTAATCCTCGGGGATACATGCGAGGAGCCAATTCACACTATTCAGATTCAGTATATGGTCCCCGTCGGGATCCTTCTCGATGGCATCTTTAAGACGTTGAAGATTCCCGAGGATGCCCTTCTGTCCGTACGTGATGAACATCGAGTGGACAACATAGTCGTACTTTTTTAGTGCTCGGTAGTACTTTTCAATCTCGTAACTCGTGTGATCCAGAACGTCCGAACCAGTCCTCATTGAGATGTGGATGTGACCCCCTTTGGCATCGATTTTGAACATATCACTTGTCACAATAGACATCCTGTTGATAGTGCCAGTTCTCGCCGCCTCCCAAAGTCCATGAAACGTCTCGTGATATAAGTTCTTAGCATCTGGCATTAAACAAGGATTTCCATCCTTGTTTCGGTAGGTCAGATACTTCCTCATCCGGTTACGACAGCGATTACACGTTAAGTAGTCGACTGCCTCCCTCATTTCTTTTGTAAAATTTGTCATAAACACCGCGTGTTTAGCGCCAACCTCGGAAGTCGCCCCACATTGAGGGACTTTAATAAGATTTACAATATTCTCCTGGATACATTTGACGAGATTAATTTCTTCATCGACAGCCTTGACAACCTTGACTTCATCGACTTCATCGACAGTCTTGACTTCATCGACAGCCTTGACAACCTTGACTTCATCGACTTCATCGACAGCCTTGACAACCTTGACTTCATCGACTTCATCGACAGTCTTGACTTCATCGACAGCCTTGACAACCTTGACTTCATCGACTTCATCGACAGTCTTGACTTCATCGACTTCATCGAGTTCATCGAGTTCATCCCAGTCACCAAATTCGTTCTCGAGTTCATCGCCGTCATTGGCTTCCTTGGTTTCCCTCACATAATCGAGTTCATCCCAGTCACCAAATTCGTTATCGGGTTCATTGTTGAACAATGAACTTGGCTTGATATTATCCCAGTCGTTGAACCATTCATCACAATGTGTTTTTGACATTGTATTGCTTTGTGAACAGCAGTGTGATGATTATATAATAGAATATTATATAATATATGTATCATTTTTTATTGATTTTAAAAATTATGATAAATAGGGTAAATAATATAAATAAATAGATATAGTATTTATTAATTAAGATATAGTTATTATTATTATTACACCCTAAAACTTTTAGATAACTTTTCTTAGGTTTCCCATCTTTGGGGATAATACATCCTTTTTCTAATCTTTTGCTTCTTTCTTCAGGAGTTGTTTTCTTACAGTTTGCACGATATGATTCATATTGTTTTTCTATTTCTTCAAAAGAAGGAATATCACATTTAGGAATACCTAATTTATTATTAACTTTATTATGTATATTATAAAACCATTTTGTTAAAGATTTTCTGGAATCTAAAAATTTATCGATTGGTTCTTCTTGATAAAATTTATCATATGATTCACGACAATATCTACAAGGTAATATTTTTCCTAAATTATTAAAAAAATTCCTATATTCCATTCTTTTCAAATTATCCTTATAATCCCATTGATTAATTTTAACAGGATAACCAAATGTAACACTATGTAAAAACAACCATCCAGGGGGTCCCCATACTTTTGTCATCATTCCATTATTACTCATATATCTTATATTAATTTTTTTTATATAATTTAATATTGATTAATTTTAAATTATTGTATTTCGATTTTTTTAATTGTATTATATAAAGATTTATTATTTTATAATGTAATAATATGTTTTGGAAATTGTTTACTTCAAGTCTAATTTTAACTAATTTTTATAATTATATTATAGATTTTAATAAAACCTATGATGAGAGTGAATACTTAAAAAGAGAAGAGATTTATAATGCTAATCTAGCATACATTAATCATCGTAATTCATTGGATTTGTCATATAAATTAGGTATTAATCAATTTACTGATATGACTAACGAGGAATTTAACTCTAATCTTAATATCAAACCCTTATATGATTCACACCCGTGTAATTTTAGTATTGGAAATGTTCCACAAGAATTGGATTGGCGTAATCATAACGCAGTTGTTCCTATTAAAAATCAAGAACAATGTGGGAGTTGTTGGGCATTTAGTGCTATTGCTGCGATTGAGGGTTTAAATGCTATTAAAACAGGTGAATTAATTTCATTATCTGAACAACAATTGGTAGATTGTTCGTATAAGTATAATAATTCAGGATGTGATGGTGGATGGATGGATACAGCATTCGCTTATGTTCGTGATAATGGTATTTGTACAGAGGAAGAATATCAATATAATGCTAATGATAATAATTGTAGTAAATGTGAAAAAGTAGTTCAACTTAAGTCATACTGTGATATTCCTAATAACGAAGATGCATTACTAAAATATGTTGCCATTCAACCAGTTTCTATTGCAATTGAAGCAGATTCAATGGATTTCCAAATGTATAAAAGCGGAGTTTTTAACTATTCTGAATGTGGTGAGGAATTGGATCATGGAGTTGTTTTGGTTGGATATGGTAGTAGAGATGGTATAGATTATTGGATAATAAGGAATTCATGGGGTAAAACATGGGGTGAAGATGGATATATGTTGATGTTGAGAGGATTAAATATGTGTGGTTTAACTCTAGATCCATCTATTCCTTTAATGTAAAAAAGTTTAATGTATTAAAAATTGAATTTAATAATTTAAATATAAAATATATTTATTAAATGTCTATCTTGTCTCATACATCAGATATTAAAAATACAATGCATGGGTTATATTTTAAAAGATGGTGTGATTATTCTAAAGAACAACTTACAAAAAAAGTAATTTTTATTCAAAAAATATATAGGGGTTGGATACAAAGACAAACTATTTTATACAATAAAATAATTAATGGTGAACTAGATGTCTATTATCAGTTGGAATTATATGACGAGACTGATACAGTAGTTGAATTAAATATACCTAAGTATCTACAATCTTCTTTTTTGATGTTAAAAAGGAGATTATTAGGTGGATATTTTAATAAAGGAGATATTATAAAGGTTTTTTATAGGAGAATTAGTTTTATATCTGTAAAATTAATATTATTTATACAATCATTTAACATTAGATTATTTGAATCATTTATGAATAATTATTTATTTAAGTTACCAGTGGGTGAATATGAAGATGAATGTAAAAAATATTCAGATTCAATTGATATTTATTATATAATAAATATAACAACGGCATTTAATTTTTTTATATGTGATAGCACAGTTATTAATTCTATGTTAAAAAAAATGTATAGTAAATATTTTAATACAGTAGTAACATCTTTAATTAATAAAATTTTTTTATTAATTATAGATAAAAAGAAAATAGTTTCTGAAAAATTGACGCCTGAAATTAAAAATATATTATTAGTAAATTGTGAATTTGTGTCTATTTTTACTTATTATATGCGTCGAGAATTTACAGTAACGTTAACAAAAGTATTAGTATTGGAATTTATTCAGAATAATGATATTATTGAGAACGAAATGAAATTTATAGAAGAGTATATTACAATTAAAGATAATCCTATTATTGGACATTTTGATATATTAGTAAAAGATATGATATATTAAAATCTACTTTTCTCCATATTGGTTAACTTACATTTACTACAATAAACATCACGCTCGTATAGTGTAATTTCAGTTACCCATTCATGTGAACAACAAGATTGAATATCATTAGTAATTTTATTTATTTCATTGTTATATTTAATAATTGACATTTTACATTCATTAATCATATTATAATAATTTTGTCTTTTTTCTTTTAATTTATTAATATCCATATTAATTAATATTAATAAATATTTTTATAAATAATATTTTAATTTATTAATCTAGACTGTCTAACTCGTCCATTACTTCGAGCCATTAAGTAAACAGGTTTATTCATATTACTATTAGGTAAATGTGATTTATTAAACGCAATAACACTTTCAAATTTGTCATTTACATTTTCATTATTAGAAATAAAATTATATTTTAAAGAAGAAGAAGATGGTAATGGATCAGTTGGATATTTTTCTAATGGAGAAAAATTTTCTTTATTATCATTTAAATATAATATAATTAATAAAAATGATATAAATATTATCCAAAATATATTTGAATTTATAGTATCCTTTAAGTTTTTCATATATAAATTAAAACAATAATTTATTTAAAAATAAATTAGTATTTTTAACAAATGAATTACGATTCGATTTACATTGCTCCAGCTGGAGTTAAAGGATATGCTTATATAGGTTCATTGTTATATTTAAATAAATATATAGATATATATAATTTAAAAAAATATATAGGTTCATCATCTGGTTCAATTATTGTATTTTTAATTTGTGTAGGATTACCTTTGGATAAAATTGTAAAAACAATATTAGATATCAATTTAAATGAAAATCTAAATCATAATTTATTATTAAATCTTTATAATAAAAAAGGTTTTTATTCTTCTAATTATATAATAAATTTAATTAAAAAATTATTATATAAATATAATATTTTAGAAAATATTAAATTTAAAGATATTGAGTTTAACTTAAATATTATTGCGTCTGATATAACAAATAAAAGATTATTTATTTTTAATAAAAAAAATACTCCAAACGCATTAATAGTCGATCATGCTATTAAATCTTCAATAAGCATTCCTTTATTTTTTGAACCAGTAATTTATAAAGAAATGCTTTTAATAGATGGTGGTTTTTTTAATATGTTTAAAATAGATATTATTGATAAAAACACATTATGTTTAGAAACAAGTGGAGATTTAATAAAAGATAATATATCTTCAGAGTATAATTTAAAAAACTATATATTATTATTATTAAATTCCGTATTTAATAATAAAAGTAAAAGTAAATTATTAAATTATAATAAAATAGAATTTAATATTAATATGTTAGGAACAAATTTTAATTTAAATTTACAAGATAAAAGAAATATTATTAATATTGGAATAGAAACAACTATTATTTTTTGTAATAAAAGAATTTTATTAAATAGATATTTTAATTTATTAAAATATCACATGTCGGTAGCAGTATCAACTTGACCTATTTCATTTCCTCCATTGCCTCCTCCATCGCCTCCTCCCATTTCATTTAAAATACCTCGAGGTGCTATATTATTTCTACATTTATTTCCAGAAGCATCCCATTGACATCTATTATTAATCTCACAACTGGATTGGTCATTATTAAATTCACATCCAGCTTGAAGATCAAAATATTCTATATTAGAGTATCCTTCAATATTATCAACTCGACCTTGACTTTGAACATCATTTGAAGCTATAGTCGATTGAATTTCATATTCATTATTATTTTGCATAGATGCTTTTCCAAATACTCCACCCCCCTGAGTTCCATCTATAAAACTTTGCAATGAATCAATTGTTCTTTCACCATTAAATTCTTTATGGTCTTTATCCATTCCATTTGGATACATTCGAATAGTAGGAAAACCACTAATATTATGTTTACTCATGATATCGGGATTATCACTTGCTTCAAATGATTTAATATTTACTTCACCATCTGAATTTATTTCTTTAAATTTCTCCCAAGTAGGTCTGAAAGTTTCACAATGCGGACAACCTTTTTTTTCAAATAATGCAAAAACAGGTGAACTACCTAGGTCACTATTGGGTTCATTTCCACTTACAGTATAGTATTCAAAGTTTGTACTTGTTGTAACAGACATTAAAATTATTAATAAACCGATTACACATAAAATCCACATCCCAGGAGATTGTTTTTTCATTTTAAACATTTTTTTTACCATTTATATATTAATAATATATTATTTTTTATTGTTAGAAAATATATGGATATTTCATTACATAACATTCAAAATTTATATGATACAAAACAAAATAAAAAAAAAGAATTATATAATAAAATATTTTTAAGAGCAATTAATTTAATTAAAGAATCAGCACAATTAGGAAAAAATATGTGTATGTATCAAATACCTGAGTTAATATTAGGAATACCTATTTATAATGTTCAAGAGTGTTTATTATATATACAAAGCATTTTAATATCTAAAAAATTTCAGACAGTTATCGCCAAACCCAATATAATATTTATCTTTTGGCAATTAAAAAATAAACTAATTAGATATAATTCTCAAGCATATCAGCCATCTATAGAATATACTCCTTCGAAAAATAAAGAACCATCTAATCATATTAAAAATATTTCTATCCCACAAACTTTTTTTTTTAATAATTAATAGTATAATTTAATATTATAAATTAATATAATGCCAGAGGGACCATTAGTTTCTATAATGATTGATAAAATTTCTAAATTTGAAGGATCTAAATTAGAGAATGTGTGTATCAATAGCGGTCGTTATATTAGACATTCTTTACCTAAGAATTATAAAATATTTAATAAATCATTACCTTCTAAAATTAAAAAAATTAATAATAAAGGTAAATTTGTTTATTTTATTTTAGAAAATAATTGGACTATTTGGATCACATTGGGAATGACAGGTCATTTTCTTTTAAGACCATTAAATCATACACATTATTGTTTTAAAACAAGCAATGGTTTATTTTATATAGATGATATGAGGAATTTTGGAACATTGTCATTTTATAAGTTAAATGATTCTAAATGTCAATTAGATACAAAATTAAATTCACTGGGACCTGACCCAATTAGAAGTAATATAAAATTTAAAGATTTTGATAAGAGATTTATTGAATATAAGAATAAAAAACCTAAAGAAGTTATAGGTGAATTGTTGATGAATCAGGGTTTTTATTCAGGTATAGGAAATTACTTAAGAAGTGATATATTATATGATGCTAATATATGTCCCCTAAAAGAATTAAGTAAATTAACAAATACAGAAATAAAAAATTTATATAAATCAATTGTTAAAATAATGAATTGGAACTACAAAATGAGAAAAAATGGAAAAGGTAAATTTTTAATATATAAAAAAAAATATACTTCTAAAAAAGAAAAAGTAAAAACATATAAAATTAAAGGAAGAACTATATATACAATATTATAATTTAGGTCTTAGAGTTATTTGTTTTTTTTTTCAGAATCAAATAACTTTCTAGGACCTGGTTTAATTTTATAACATAATTCTAATAATCTTATTTTCTTTACAAAATTAAACATTTCTTCTACATTAATTGATGCTTTTTGATCACTACCCCACATGTCTTTAGATAAAGTAATATGTCTTTCTATCCATTTTACATCTAATGCAACTGTTGATAAACTTGCATCTAATCCTTCTTCATGTCCACTATATCCTATATCTTTTGTAGGATATAATTTTTTTAACCAATTAATATAATTTAAATTTAACTCATTATAACTTGATGGGTATGATGAATTAGTATGCATGATAACATCGGGATTACTATGAGAAATACATCTAATTATTTCTTCTTCATTACTCATACCAGTTGAAATAATTAGATATGTAAATTTACTCCTGGCATATTTACATAATTCTAAATCTGTTATTAATGCTGAAGGTATTTTCCCTATACATGAATATTTTGACATTAAATCTATACTATCCTTATCCCAAACACTAGCAAAAAAATTTATATCTATTTTATTAGAATATTCTAGTAATTCTTTAATTTGATGTTTATTAAACTCTATTTTATGTTTATATTCAAGGTAACTCATATTACCCCAAGGTGTTTGCTTTCTTATTTCCTTTTGATTATCTGGAATACATATATCAGGATTTCTTTTTTGTATTTTAACGTAATTAAATCCTGACAATTTTGATATAAGCATTAATTGTTTTGCTAATTCCAATGACCCATTGTGATTAATTCCAATTTCTGCTATTAAATTTATCATTATTATATAATTTTATATAAATATTTATTTATATAATAATAATTATATATTATATATGTCTGATATCGTATTTAAATATTTAAATGATATAATTCCACATGAATTATCTGATGAGATGACTCGAGCAGAATTATTAAATAAAATGATAGTCACTGGATTAGGAAATAAAATGATGTTATATTCTCAACGTTTACGTAATGCTATTGAAAAAAGAGGTAGAATAGGTTCACAATGTAAAGTAAATATTAATTGGAGACCAAAAAAAACTCCACAACAATTATCTTGTATATGGGATAAATTTATTTTAGGAAGTATACCTAAAAGTAAATTCGGTTTATATATTAATATATATGGTGGTTATTTAGTTAGAAGGAAATCGTACTATATAAAAATGAATAAAGGATTATCTGCTCGTCCTTAATTGTTTAAATATATATATATATATATTAATGGATATTACATCTAGTAATTCACAACCCCAAATTGATGAAGAAATGGCTACGCGAATTCAAGATATTAAAAAAAAATTTCAAGATAAAGAAAATATAAATGATAAAATTACATCTAATGAAGATATTATAAAAAATGTTAATGCGATTATAAAAATGAAGAAGAATGTAGAAATACGTAAATTTAAAGTAATTAATAGAGATAAATATATGAGAACTTTTATTAAAAAATTTGAAACTTTCCATATGAATTTCCCTTCTATTTTTAATAGTGTAATGGATGAAGATACTTTTGAAGTTTCAAGATTAAAAGAGATGTTGGAAATGAGAAAAAAAATACAAGATAATAAAATTAGTAATTTTGATGCATGTGTAGAAATTAGTAATAAATATACAAATGAATTTGTAAAAAAACCCTTAAATCTATAATATATATATCTCAAATTAAAAAGTTTTGATAATTAAAAATTTAAATTCTATATTTTAATTATATGTCTAAACAAGAATTTGTTTTATTAGATTTTCCTGAACCGAATCAAGAATATGGTAAATTTTTATCTAAAGACCCAAAAGAAGCTGCGTGTCAAGCATTCGCAACAATATCTGATAATTATGATATTTCTAATAACGAAACAGAAAAAAAATATTTATTATTTGCTTTAAAAAATAAACATGATAATAAAATACATGAGTTTATTGGAGCGAAGATCGAATTATTTAAACCGATTATAATAAATAATAAAGAAATTAAATATAGAAATTTAGTATTACCGAAGCCTGAGTTTGTAAAATTTAATATTATAAAATAATATATGGATCAACTAAATACTATTCAGAAGTCATTAGAAAACATAAAAGCTACAAATGATATTAATATGGATTTATATAATGATGCTCATTATTATCCCGATAAAACTATAGAAGAACCTCCTGATAATTTAATTAAAGTTAAAAAAGATAAAGATAATATGAATAGTGGTGTAGTAAGATTACAAAAAGGAAAAATAATCAGAACAAAACAAGACTCTAATTCTGAATTAGGAAATATTGTAGGTAATCAGAATAACTTTAAATTAATAGAAAGTTATTCTAATTTATTAGGCATTAATAATATAAATTATTATTTTTTATTTTTATTATTATTATTGTTTATTATAATAATAATAAAATAAAATATATTATATTAATATATAATGCCTAAATATAGTGAAGCTATGTTTCAAAGGGACTTAAGTGAATTAGAACATTTAGTAAATTCATATAATGCGAGCGGAGGTGCAGGTAAAGAAAGAAGAAGTTTTCGTGTAGTAGAAGTAGATGGTAAACCTATTAAACCAGGAAGTCGTATGGCAGGTCGTTATTACATTAACGAAAAACAAAATCCATCAGATGCTGCTAAGAAATCATACAGTGCTTTATGTAATAAAATGGGTAAAAAAAATTCAGGATGTCGTTGTAATTTTACAATTAGGGAAACAACACGTGGTTCCAAACATAAAGAGTTTGGACCATATCTAGGCACTCGTAAGAAATTAGCAAAACCACTAGTTGTTAAATTTCCAAAAAGAAATGTTATATATAAGTATGATTCTAACGTTAAACTAGTAGGACAAAAAGGTGGAATCATATATTATTCATAAGTAATTTTTATACCATTCTTTCGCATAATTTATTTGTTTTTTTATACATTTATTTTTATCAAATTCTTTATTATTAATTATTGCTATAGTATCATCTATACATTTTATTTGATTGTTCATAAATATTTTATTAACTTTATCTAAAAATAAAATAAATTCATTATTTATATTAATATTATCTATATTAATATTATAATTTTTTAAGTCTATATTATTTAATAAAATTAATAATTTATTAATTATTTTTATATCACATCCTAAAAAACCTTTACATATTAAATATTTTTCAGAATTAGCAGTCCTACTAGTTAATGGCTTAAAAATATTAATTTCTTTATAAAAATTACTAATTATATATAATAATTTTACTGTGAATATAGTAAAAATATCAAATATTTTTATAATACAATTTTCTTTAATTTTATTACAACCTAAGCATAAAATAATCTCACTTAAAATTATTTTATAAGACATTTGTTCTTGTATATTAAAGTTAGTTGAAAAATCAAAACCACCATCACATGTTACTAAATCTGATTTATTAACTTCAAATTTAGATATTATTTCTTTTAAGTGATTTATATCATATAAATCTTTATAATCAATATTCATATTTTTATTATTTATTTTACTTTTTAATCTATCCCAATTTGGAATTTTATAAGTAGTGGGGTTTAATGTATATGAAAAATAAAAATCTAATTTATTACTTCTAATATAATGTAAAGCTTCTATAAAACCACCCGGTCCTTCTGCATTATTAGAAAAATAATAAGTTTCTATTTTATTATTTACTAAATTAAATTTTTTATTTAATTCCAATAATTTAAAAAAAGATCTACTTATTGGTTTTGTATTATTATTTATATATAATACTTTCTCATATAAATTAGTATATTTTTTATACTTATCCCACTTATCTAAATATTTTTCAATTTGATTTTTTTTATTATTTAAAATTTTAAAATACTCACGAAAAATATATGTTTTTTTTATTTTAATAATTTTTATTTCATTGAAATTAATAGGATTATTATTTATACATTTGTAGTTTATATTCATATAATTTATAAATTAATTATCTTTAAATTATTTATTTATTTTTTTTAATAATTTAGTTAATAGTATTGTAGGTGATGGTTCAGTTTTCTTAAATATAAACATATCATTAAGAAAACTGAATTCTTTTTCCGAATTTGTAAAATTTGAATATATATTTTTATAGTTACTATTTTTAGACATATCCTCAAATAATCTACTAAAATCTTCATTCTTAACAATTTCTAATTTATATTCACTACACAATTTAATCATATAATCCATATTTACTAGATTTTCTTCTACGCTTTTTCCAATTGATTTTATATATATTTCTATTTTTTTATTAAAATTAGGCTTATCACTATTATACTTAAAACTCCTATATAGTTTTTTAATAGACCAAATTATTTTATCATCTATTGATTTTTTAACTTCTTTCTTCCCTTGTAGTAATTCTAAAACTCTTTTACTATTAAAACATGTTCCTATAAAATATCCTCCTATTTTTAATGAATCACTTACATTTTGCATTAAAGATCTTATCATAATTTCATTATCCCAGAAGTATGATAAACTAAACTGACTTGATACTATATCAAAACTATTCTTATTAATTAAATATTTCTTCATTAATTCTATTGATATTTCATCATTAGCAGCATTAAAATCTGGATAAATTAATTTACTAAAATCACCAAATGTTAATATTAATTCAGGTTTGGGTAAAGGTGTTTCATCATATATATTTATAGACAAATCAAAATTACTTTCATTATTATCAATTCCAAATATAAAGTTTATTTTATTACGCTTCCAGTTATTCATGTCACCTAATTTACCATATCCGATATCTAATAATCTAATATTATCCTTATCATCTATCAAGGATATTGTGGTTTTTAATAAATTATATTTAACATAACCCGAATGAAATTTTTGATAAGATAATCTATTTTTTTTATTATTATTATAAGATTCAGAACTATAATATTCTTCTTTTTTATTAATATTTGGTTTTGTAAATATACCTGTGCTTAATATTTCTTCTGTTATCGGATTCATAATACTATCCCAAATATTATTTGCAACTGTTTCAAAATTTCCAAACATATTTTCACCATTCTTATATTTTAAAGTCTTATCGAATCTAATTCTAATCGGTTTCCACCGAAACTCCTCAATAACTTCATTTTTATCATATACAAATTCAACTATTTGATCGTCCTTTATAGGATTTTTAGTATTATTTTCTTTATCAATCGCATATATATTATCATCTATTATTGGTATATAAGTAATATTTTTATATTTAAAATCAACTGGTACACATATTTTCTCTCTATTATTATTATTTTTATTTAATTTTTCTCTAAAACCACTTACTTTTAATTTAATTATTTTACATTGATATAATTGTGATAACGAATCACTCCTTCTTTTATAACTAATAGGAATTTTCTTTTCAATTCCATTTTCTTTCTCTATCTCAATAAGAAAATCAATGGAATTATATAAAGGAGGTTTCCATTTAAAAATATTATCACATTTATTTTTTGGATATGGCATATTTACTGGAGTAAATATTAAACCATCCATTGGATAATCTTGTTTTTTATTTAATAATATTTTACAATCTTCAAATATTGTATCTGATTCATAATAATAGTTTTTCCCTTCAAAATTATATTTATCATTCCCTTTTATATCTTTTAAAAACAAATCTATATAATTATATCTATTATCTTTCGAATTCAATAAATGTAAATTTCTAATATCTTTCTTCTTATAAAATAAAATATCATATAGCAATATAATATTTTTTTCTTCTATATATTCTGCTTCAAATAATGAACCTGACCATTTTTTACAATTAAGTCCTGTATTTTTAATAATTAAGTTATTATTTAATAAATATATATTACCATCTAATTTTTTATCTATACTTGATAGAATTATTATAAAATTTCTTTCACCATCTGCTTTATATGTTACAGAATAATTTTTTATTATAGAATTAGATTTATTCTCTAAATTATTAAATTGAAGAGTAATTGGATTTGCTGCTACAAAATATTTACTTTTTACTAAATTAGTATAAAATTTTATAATATTATCATATTCTTTATTAGTAATTAAATAAAAGGATTTTTGAAAAAGAGTAACTAAAATATTTAAATTATTTATTAAACATTTAATAATATTATCTGCGTTTTTTATATTTCCTATATATTCTAATTCTATTTCATATATTAAAGCTGACTTAAAAATATTACTATTTTTAAAATTTATAGATTCAGATTGTCTTAATTCAGTTAAATCTATCCTAAATAAATTATCTTTAGTGTAAATTTCATATCTATTTTTATATCTAAATATTTTTTCTTTAGAATTTAAATTACTTGTATTAAATTTATCACTTATTATATTTACTTCACTTGATAATGAAAATTTAATTGAATAATTATCTAAATTATAATTATATATATTATTTTTTTTAATAACACTATAATCTATATCATCTAAGCTATCTGTTAACCAATATTTTTTAATATCATCTTCATTATTTATAGTAATTCTAATATCTGAATTCTTAATTATTATATCTAAATATGTCTTCTTTTTTACATTTAAACTTAAACCATTTTTTTCTTTAGGATATATTAAGTATTTTAATATATTTTCATATGATAATTGATTTAAATTAATATTTGTCATTTTATTATTACTACTTAAGCCACATAATCTAGCTTCTAATTCATAACTACTATTAAATATTTTTTTTTTAATAATTTTTTCTAATTCTTTATAATTATTTTTTGTAATATTCATATATTAAGTATTTATAAAAATATTTTTAAATATAATTTATTATTTTTTCTATATCTAATAATAGTTGTTTTTTATTTTTTTTTTTCCCATCTATATAATTATTTATTTTTAATCTACTACATAATTCAGTCAATTCTAATAATTTATATTTCTTATAAGAAATAAATACTTCTTCTTCAATAATAATCTTATTATCTAAATTTATATTATCTTTATCTAAATTATATTTATCTTTATTCAGATATATTAATTTATAATTATTATCAATTTTATTAAACATATAATTATTAGAATTAATATTATTAATAAATTTAAATATATAATCTCCTGTATCTATAAATATATTTACATTTAAATAATCCACAAATAATTTAATTAAATCATATCCATTTAAATTCTTATTTAATATTTTAAAAAATAAATTTTTTTTTTTTATTAATATATTTTTATTATAATTAAATTTAATAAAGAAATTTTGTTTATTAAATTCATCTATTAGATTTAATAAAAAATTTTCAAAGGTTTTTACCTGTTCATCAGGAGTTAATAATAAATTATTTTTATTTTTTAATAAAAATAAAATAAAGAATAAATTAGTAGAATATTTACTATCAAATAAATTTAGATAAGAATATTTATTATCTAAATCTTTATCTTCTGTATCTTCTTTTAAAAAATTAATTGGTAATTGTTTAGAACTCAAACTGCGAAATATATTTTCCATTTTTATATATAAAATATATTATTTTATATAGTATTATTAGAAAAATTTTTTATTTTTTTTTTTTTTTTTTTTTTCTTCTACATCTAAAAAATAATCTTTATTTTCTTTAACAAAAGTTATATAATTATTTATTTCTCTTAAGCAATTATTATTTATTTTATTCATGTCTATTAATATTCCATTTATA